AGCGCATCGTCCGCCACGGGCGTGGGATCAGTCGCGATGGCAATTGGCAGAGAATCGAAAGCCAGGGCGGATAATGGCGGAGCCATCGTGTGCGTCTACCGCGATGAAGACTGGAACCTCGTGCACATCCGAGCGGCGAAGGTCGGAGGTCCAGAAGGGATCAAGCCAAACGTCTTCTACACGCTCGATGTGAACGGAGAGTTTGTCGAGGCGCAGTCATGACCGACGCTGACGAACTGAAGCTCGCGGTCGAAATGCTTCGCGAGGTGCGCGAAGTCCTCGCCGAAGACCCCGACGACAACGACATCGAACGGCTCGTGGCTCGGATCGACCGTGCGCTTGGGCGATATGAGGTCGAGGCATGAGCGATGCTCCCATCTCACTCGCTTTACAGAAGGTCGCTGTGCTGCGCGCGGCTCAGATCCTGGAAGAGGTTTACCCGGCGCGCATCGAGGCCAGCAAGGCAACGCCGGATGGCGCCAGGACACACCTCGCATATCTCGGCGCCGCGCTTGAAACGCTCGACCGCGCCGATCGCGGCGAGGACATCAGGTTTCCGCCGAAGCCGAAGCAGGAGGCAAAGAGCGCATGACCAAGGAACCAGGACAAGCGCTCATGGAAGCCATGGACGCCGAAAGCCAGAAGGAACACGGCTGGAAACCGCGAGAGTGGCATCGGCAGCCCGAACAATCAAAGCAAAGGTTTGCCAGGATCGAGGCGGCGGTCCTCGCCGCAACTCCATCGGCGGCCGTTACCAGCAAAACGGAGACGCAATCATGAACATCTCTCTTCGCCTACTTCGCTACGCCATCGCCGCAGCCGACACGGGCAACGTCACCAAAGCCGCGAAAGCCATAGGAGTGTCGCAGCCGTCCATATCGGCCGCCATCGCGGAACTGGAGCAGATGCTCGGCATCGAGATCTTCGTTCGGCACCACGCCAAGGGCGTATCGCTGACGCTGGCCGGACGCGAGATCATCGAAGGCGCACGCGATCTTGTCGCCAGAGCAGATGCTTTCGAGAAGCGCGCCGTCTCAGCAGGAAGCGCTATCAAAGGCGCGGTTTCGCTGGGCTACCTGCCCGGTGCGTACAGCCCGACGCTTAGTAACGCAGTGGATGGATTTATGCAGGCACATCAGGGCACATCCGTCTCCGTCGAGACTCTTTGGCATGATGGATTGATTGAAGGTTTTCAGAAGGGAGACTTCGACGCGATCATCACAATTGACGCCGGGATTCCCGACTCTCTCGCGGTCGACAAGATCGCCGAAACTTACTTCTTGGGAGATGGCATGCGGGTCACGGTGCCGGTGGTCATCGCCCATAGTGGCGCTGCGGCTCGGCCTGTCGTTCGCAATTTCGTTCAGAGCATTATCGGCGCCATGCAGGCCGAGAAAACGCGCGAGGCTGCCTGATGACCCGCGATCTGAATAAGCTGTTCGGTCTCGACAGCGAGTGGCTTGCGGTGTCCAACCTCGCCTGGAAGGAGTCCGATGTCGAGGCTTACGAAAAAGCCGCCATGGCGCACGCGGAGAAAACAGGGGAACTTCTCTTGCTCGACGGGGCGTCCATCCCCCTCGAGAACGTGATTGGCGTTTCAATCTCCAAAGACGACGCAGGTAACGTGTGCGCCATGGTTCATTTGAACACGGGGCGCTTTATCAATGTCGCGTCGGCTAGCGCCGTTCAACTCGCTGAGTTCGCCTCGATGTGGTCCGGCCTCGCGGTAGCCACGTGGATCGCCGAGGCGCGGCTAAAACAGCCACCAGCGCCGAGCGTTTAGCATGCGTTGGTCCGACAATTTCATGTCGATCACCCTATCGAGCCGATCACGCAGGCTGTTGATTGCTGTAACAACCTCGTCCCTGACACTCGCCAACGTCTCGTCGGTAACAAATCTGCTGGCCGCCTCGACCTTGAAGTCGGCCAGCTGCCGCTCCAGATCGCCTGCCTTCTTGTTGGCTGCGTCCGCCGTTTCTTTGGCGGCCTCAGCGGTTCTTTTCGTCACCGCCCACGACATCGCCACCGATACAACGGCTGTTATGAGCGTCACGATGAGTGTGAACGGCAGCGTGATCTCGGGCATGACTTACCTCTGCGTCCTTGGGTTCTTGACCGGCACTTTCTTCTGCGCCTGGACCTGCCGCTCCTTGATCTGGCCCGCTTCGAACCCTCGCTGATAAGCGGTGTCGTCCACGTGCTGCCAGCCCCAGAAAAGACCTGCGCCGAGGCCGATCACCGCGAGCAACTTGCGCCCCTGCGGATCCTGAGCCCAACCGGCGAGTACCTGAAGGAACAGGTAGAGGACGTTCGTCACGAAAGTGACGAGGACGAGCACGATCTGCCCGATTGGGACGCCCAGCCACGACAAGCCGTTGAGCTTGCCGAGCCATGCGGTGGCGGCGCCAAGTATCGGCACGAGCCACGGCAGAGCTTTCACGGCCACCGCAATCATTGCTGCACCTCATCCGTCGGGACCGCGCCCTGATAGTCGTTGTTGCGGTAGGCGTCGCGCAACCCCACCAGCACCCAGCGGACCACGAGGGCCGCCACGATGAAGGCTATGAAGATCAACAACGTTTTGTTGTCCGCGACGGTCTGATGCAGCGTCTGCCAGAGCCGCCCGACGGCAGAAACGCCTTCCGTTGCCTGATTGGCAACATCCGGGACCTGCGAAATACCGGCACCGCTGAGCCCGATAGCGCCGAGGATTTTCTCCAGCCACGACATGCGACCGGCGAGAGGATCACTCTTCACGAGATCGCTCGCCTTTGTGGCGGATCGCTCTGCAGGAATGACGGATTGCGCCGTATCGAGAGTGTCGTCGTAGCGCTCGTACCAGACGCCGACATCGCCATCGAGATTGTGGTCGCGCTGGAAGGCGGCAATGCCGCGCGCCGAGGCTTGACCGTGCAGCCCATCCACCGCGCCCACCGGATAGCCGAGCGCGCGGAGGCGAGCCTGCACCTGACGGAACCGCGCATCAAAGTAAGGAGCGGCGCTCGGCCGGCTCACATAGCCTTCGGAGGCGTCATCGCTATCATTCTCGGCGCTTCGCGGGGACGTGCCGCCAGCCTGCCACATCTTGACTTCCTCGCGACGGCGCCGCGAAAGGCCAGAGAGCTGCTTGCCGCCAGTCGTCCTGCTGAACTTCGGCAGCCCCGTTACCGGAGCGTCATAGTCGCCTTTGTTGAGTGCCTTGATGAACGAGGCTTGTTGGTGTTTTCGCCCCGTGATCCAGCCCGTACCGACGTTGTAGCCGAACGAGACGAGCGCATCGAACTGGCTCTGGCTGAGCGGAACCTTCACCGCGGTGTTCACGGCGGCGGCAACGCGATCTACCTCAAGCCTGAGCTGTCGCTCTGCCTCAGCGCGCGTGATCTTTTCGCCCAGCTTCACCGGCCTCGTGAGATCCCATTTCGTAGTGCCCCAACCGATGGTCGGCACGTTCGCCGGGCAGAGATACGCGTTTGCGTAGAAGTTCTCGAAGCCCTTGATGAAGTCGATGCACGCCTGAGACGCTTTCATACTCATCTTCCATCCCTCTTTTCTCGATCCATGCTTAGCATCAACTACTCATGCACTCCACATTAACCATAGATCGCTCCCCAGCAATACGTGAGCCACCGCCGCCGTACGCTCAGGTAGCGGCGAGCCGAAAGATGTCGTCGACCTCCCCCGAGGACTTCCCCAGCGCGGTTGCTATTGAGGCGACCAGCGGATCGTTGCGCTCGATCTCGCGCGCGAGCGCGAAATCTTCCTTCGCCTCGGTGTTCGCATCGAGGGCCGCGTCGAACGCCGCCTTGAGGCCAGCCTGCCGCAACGCCCGGACCAATTGCAGCGGCGTCACGGATTGTGGCACCGGCTCCGGCACAGCCTCATAGATGCGCGTTATGACGGCGCGGTTGTGGGCCGCGTCGTAGACCGGCGCGCTCTCGCTTGTGACCGCGTAATTGCCTTCGGGCGGATCCGGCTCGTAGACGAGCGGGACGATGCTGAGCGCGGCGAGATCGGCGGTGCTCCAAAGGTCGAAGATGTTCGGCGGATAGTTGATCTCGCCGACGCTGATCTGGCGCGGCGAAGTTATCATTTCGGCTATCGCACCGTTTTCAAGTCTTGCCCACATCCTTTTCAAATCCCCACGGTCTGATCAGCCATAAAAATACGCCGTGCTTTGTGTTGCGCCGAGATACCCTCCGCAGGCGAGAATCCTGCCCCCAGCGACTACTCCGCCTGCATGGGTTGTTCTGGCGGCTGGCATCGAGGCCAAAGCGGTCCAGGCGTTAGATGACGCGTCATATGCGTAGCATGACGAATAGGTGCTGGCGCTGATACCGGTACCACCGATGACGGCAACTCGACCATCCGGCATTGGTGCAGAGGTGTGGCTCGATCTAACCCCGCCCGGAATACTCGTGGCAGACGACCACGAATTGGCCGTTGGATCGTAGATAACGCACGTATCGCTCGCTGCGCCGTTGACAGCCCCGCCGCTGACCAGCACGCGACCGTCGCCCAATGTCGCCGCCGCATGACCTAATCGCCTTATCGGCAATGGCGCAACTGTCGACCATGAATTTGTCGACGGATTGTAAATGTATGCGGTAGTCTGGGAATTTCCCGTGCCGGTGTAACCGCCGCAAACAAAAATCCTCCCATCCAGAAGCGTCGCGGCGGCGTGCGATTCACGCGATGCGGGCATTGAAGCCACTGTCGACCATGAATTTGTCGACGGATTGTAAATCCATGCTGTCGATTGCGTGTTGGTGCCTCCCGATGACCCGCCGCAAACAAAAATCCTCCCATCCAGAAGCGTCGCGGCAATATGCGCAGAACGCCCGCCCGGCATTGAAGCGACTGTCGACCATGAATTTGTCGACGGATTGTAAATGTATGCGCTCGAATACGGGCTTGAGCCATTAGCACCACCACATACGAGCGCGCGCCCATCGGCGATACCCGCACCAGCGAAAGAAGACCGAGCGGCTGGCATTGACGCTACGGTTGTCCACACGTCCGCGAGGCCGCTTCTGGCAAAAAAGACAAGCGGAAGAACGAGCATCAGAACGGTCCGGTCATTATGCCAAGAACATTGTTTTCGTAGAGCGGCGTAAATGCCAGTAATGATCTACTCCAAGGAGCGGTGCCTATAGATGGTACCACATAGTTAACCCAAATAAAATTACCCGAGAAGGCCAGCGTTTTCCCGCCGGTAGCGTTTTGACTAACAATAATCATCGCCGTTGATCCAATGCGTATATTGGACGGAAACATAAGTGTGGCGTTTCCGGATAGTTCTAAATACGCCATAGGCGCATCATCCCAATCCCAATATATATTGCCACTTCCAGCCAGATCTTTCCGCTGTACAAAGGCGTTTTTCGTAAACCCAGCGACTTGATTAAGTCTTGCGACATTCGACGGCGCAAGACCGGCGTCCGCAAGCGCTTTAGGCGTGACGAGCGCTGTGGTGCTTGTCGCTGCCGTCACATCCGAGCCAGATGCCGTTGAAACGTCGACATCGACGGTCTTCGTGTCAGAGGCATATGTGACCGTAACGCTCGCTGAGGCCGCATTGATATTGCGGAATCCTAGATTAACACCGGTTTTAGCCTCGAAAACTCCGACGCCGGCCGTGCCGACATTGCTCGCGGTGTTAGCCTCGCCAGAGCCGCCAGCTGCCCCCCACGCCGGCGCCCCTGATATGACCGTCAACACTTGGCCTGCGGAGCCGATGCCAAGGCGGGTTCCCGCGCCCGAAACGCCGCCGATGATGATATCTCCCGCTGTCGTCATCGGAGACAAAGCGTTAAACGCGGACGGCGCTGTCGTCTGGCCGGTGCCGCCCGTCGCAATCGTTGCTGTGCTCAGCGTAGCAAGAGATCCAAGGCTGAGCGTTGTTCTCGCTGCCGCCGCGTCCGCGTCGTCGATCAGCGATCGCCCAAACGATGTTAGCGTTGTCGTTGAGGCAGCGCCAGCGCCGGTAAAATATGGCAGCGCATTAGCCGCGCTGGTCACGCTAGAAAGCGCCAACAGCTCTGGATCGGAAACCGCGAACTGGTTGCCAGTAAGGGTAAGACCGACACCAGCCGTGTACGATCCGCCACCGGAGAACTGCGACCACGTGACCGCCGTCGTTCCGAGCGTGCCGCCCGCCTTTGAGGTGCACACCCACCCGCTACCGGCGTTCGTGGTGCCGTCCTCGACAAAACAGAATGCCCCGGGAATCTCTACCCACGCGTCAAAGTCCGCGGCGCGCGTCCACGCGCCCGCGCTTGCGATCAAGATCCCGTTCGTTGGCGCACTGCTCTGGTTCTTTACCAGCACGCGGTCACCGGCTGAAACGGTGATTCCGTCCACGGCTTGAAGCCCGCTTAGGGTTATGTTCGTGGTCGTTGCCACCCGCACGGAAGGCTTCGGATCGAGCCCCTGAATCACGGCATCGACATATGCCTTCGTCGCTGCGTCCTGTGGGTTCGTTGGATCGGGGAGGCCGGTGATCGCAGCCGGGCTCGAATACGTGCCGCCAGTGATCGTCTTGCCGCCGAAGGCAAGCGCGGACGGCAGTGATAGCGTTGGGTTGCCAGAAACACCGTTGCCATTCGTAACGGTCAACTCGTTGGTGGTGCCGGTGATGGTCCGCTGCGCCCATGCGTCGGCGCCGGTTCGAACGGCAAAGCCCGTCGAGCCAAGGTTTTCAAGCGCGGCGAGGTCGTTTGCAAGAGCGATGGCCGGATTGCCAGAACCGCCGTTGCCGTTGGTGATCGTGAGGCCAGCAGCGGGACCAGTAAGCGTGCGTGTTGCCCAGGTGCCAGAGCCGGTGCGCGAGGCAAAGCCAGTCGTCGCGAGCCCCGCGAGCGCGTCGAGATCGGCATCTTGCGCTTGAGCCCCGAGTGTCGCCCGAGCGGTCGCCGCATCACTGTCATCGAGCACCGAGCGGGCGAAAGCCGTCAGAGGCGTTTCGGCCCAGCTATCGACGCCTGTTGTGTAAGCGATCCGATCAGCAGTCGTGCCGAGCGACGACAGACTGTCGAGCGTGGCGTCATGCGCCTGCACGTCTTCACCGATGATAAGACCAAGGTTTTCGCGGGCAGCCGGAGCATCAGCAAGATCGGAGAGGTTGTTCGACGACAGGAGATCGCCGCCACCGGGCAGGTGTTTCCACGTGCCGTCACCGCACATGAACTTGCCGCGATCTTCGATCCGAGGTGCGGGCACGCGGCCAGAAGTTCCATCGGCTTGCGCCGTCGCGCCAACGAAAGGTTGGACGAGGCCCGGATCTGTGATCGAGATAAATTCCCCCACGATGCCGAGGCCCGTCCCCGGCTTAAAATGCGCGAAGGTTGCGCTCTCGCTTCGCCAGCCGAGCAGCCGATCAGCTTCGGGATCGGTGAGAGCTTCGAGGCCGTTGAACTGCCAGCTCGCGCTCGCCTGCCCCGGAACCGAGAAATCCCAGATAATCGTCGGGGTATCGATTACGGCGCGTTCGGCGCTGAGGCCCGGCTCCGAGGCGGCCGTGAGATACTGCGCGTCCGCTGGCGCATAGACGCCCGGACCCGCTTCGCCGCCGTTCTGCGCCACGTATTCAAGCGCCCCCTGCACGTCCGAACGCGGGATGTTCGGGCGCGGCTCAAACGGAACCGAGGAAGCGCCAAGGCCGTCGAGGTCGGTCTTTATCATCGCGGCCTCACAGCTTGATGATTTTGTTGACGACGATCACAGGCGGCATGTTGTTGTGTGGCTGGTCATTGCCTGTCGCCTGGATGGAGATACCGGTCGTTGCGGATCCTGTGCTCGTAGCGTTGATCACGACCTGCCCACCGGGGCCCGCTTCATAATCGTCATTCGAATTTATAATGGGTCGATCATATGAATGAGCGTGGCCTGGATCGTTGACACCGTGACCGTGCGCCGGCATCTCTGGCGTGCTCAGCACATGTGTGGCTTCGCCGCCAGTCGCGCCCACGGTGCTCGTATCGATGCCAGTCGCGGCGACTGTGACGAGCCCAACAGCGCTTCCGCCCATGGTGCCCCTGCCGATGGTAATGCGGTCGGAGAACAGGGGTAGCGTAATCGTCTTGTGCGCCGCCCAATCGGCCGCCGCGCTCGAACCACGCCCACCAATGACCGGATGCATACTGTTCGGGAAATTCCAGAGATGCAGGAAAAGAGCCTGGCAATCGGAGGCAGCCCGCTCAGTCGCGTTTGAGCTGGCGTCCCCGATAGTTCGCCCAGACCCGAGCACATAACCAGCGGGCGGAGTCGTTCCATAAAAGTCAAGTACCGTGCCGGTCTTCACGGCTCGATCCTCATGCAGCGGCAACGGCACCCCTTCGACAAGCCATTCCTGCGTTGCGGCGACATAAACAGCGACATAGATTGCGTTCGCCGCGAGGAGTCCGGACGGCACCTCAACGCCAGGAGCCACGCGCAGAGGCTTCGCCCCCAGCCCGTCCACGTCGAGGGTGACAGGCGAGGCGTTCGTCAGATGCGGGCGGAAGGCAACCCGGAAGCGATCCGTGAACGCCGTCAGATATTGCGCCGTCGAGAGCGTGTAACCCGCAGCGCTCCCTGCCGTGGTTATGCCGCCGAGATCGTCTCGATATTTCGCGGCGGCCGCCATCATCGCGCGGGCGCTGTCATTGACCGAGCCGGGCGACTGTCCCTCGCGCCAGTTGATCGTCGTGTCCGCCGTGGCGTTGTCATTCGCTGTTTTCGACCATTTCCAGAACGTCATGACTGTGCCCTCGTGCCGAGCGGCGTGGAGCGCCGCTGCATGATTTTCGCGAGTTGCTGCGTGTTCACCTTGCGGATCGGCGACTGTGGCGCCTGGATCGCTTCATCACCAAGGCCACCAGCCGCATTCGCTGCCGCATTAGCGGTCTTGAGGTCGCCGCCCACTCCAGACAGATAACCGCCCGTGTCGATGCCAGCCGAGTTCAAAGCGGAGCCGAGAATTCCGCCTTGGGCGTTCGGATCGATGCCCGCTTCTTTGAAGACGCCAGAGAGAAGGCCAGTGTCGCCCGATGCAGGCTGCGCTACAGCCGTCAATGCCGTAGCGGGATCGGTCGCGGCCGGAAGCTGGCCTCCTGTCAGGAGCGCCGCTTCTTCCTGGCGGCGCTTCACGAGGCCATCGAGGACTTCACCGCCAGCTTTGTTGAACGACAGCATGCGCGCTCCTACCCGGTTCCAGTCGCCGGAATTGATGTCATCCTTCAGCCGGTCGAGATCGTCGGTTCCAAAGTTGTAGCCGAAAGAAACGAGAGCCGTGCGCTGCCCATCGGTGAGCGGCACGGAGACATTCTTCTCGACCCACGACACGACAGGAGCCGCATCGGCGCGCAGGCGTTCTTCGGCCTTCTCAGGCGTGAAGGTTTCGCCTGGTTCAGCGCGGGAGCCATATCCGCCCGAATATTGCCGGTAGTCCCACTTCGCCGTTGGCGAGTAGCCTTCGTGACGCTTGAGGAAGTCATATGCAGCTTGCCACGCGTCGCTCATTGGAGCACTCCATCACGTTGCATCGCTTCGCCTTGTTCGGGCGTCAGCAGACCGAGCGCCAAGGCAACCGGCAGACCGTACTTGCGGACCACGGAAACCAGCTCTTCGTTGTAGATCACGTAGTTGCGAGATCCTTCGCCCGCGTTGCGGGAGTTCCCGTCCAGATAACGAACGCCCGGGATGCCCGCCTGCGCCAGTGTTTTGCTCCCCTCAGCCCCTTTTCCGGCTGCGGAAACTACCTGTTCTCCTGTCGATTCATCCGTGATCCTGGAAAGACGACGAGCGGCCATTTCGTTCGCCGGTTCGATCTTGCTGAGGGCAGATCTTACCGCTTCTGATTGCTCGCGCAGCGGTTTATCCCAATCGAGAAAATGCTCTGGGGAGGCTTTTACGTTCAGTTCGTACATCCTGCCTTCAGGAGCGACCTGAGACGGTGACCATCCAGACCTGATAAGCTCCGCAGAGCGGCCATATTCATCCGCAAGCTGCTTGTTGCCTGCCGCAAGCGCGTCAGCGCGGGAAGCATCCAAAGCGGAAGCCGCCGCCGTGCGATCATTTTTCAGACCCTTCAGATAAGACGCCGCCCTCGTCTCGATCATGTCGGGAACAGGAGCGTGCATGGCAGCCAACTGGTCCCGGTACGACTTCGCGACATTCGCGTCTTCCGCTGAATAGAAACCATGGCTGAACGCCTGACTCCCCTCCCCGGTATTGATCTTGTCGTTGCGCACGCGCCCGTCCGGGAAATCCTTGAGAACCTGAGCGCCTGCCGGAACGTCCGGCAACCTCCCAGGCGCGCCCACGATGTATTCGGCGCGGCCGTCCGGGTAGCGCACCAGACGTTCAGCCGCCCAATCGTGCGGCGAGCCGTGATAGACGCGAAACCCCTCGCTCGCGCCGACGTCGGCAGCCTCCTTCGCAGCGACCTTCGTCGCCGCCTTCGAGGCCGGCTTCGTCACCGCTCCGACAAACGGCACGACACCCAATGCTGACAGGGCCGCGCCAGCCCAATCGCCTTGAGACGCCGCCATGACCGAGTCTTTCGCTGAGAGCGCCTCGCCGAGAACTGGTGTCGCATAGGCCGCCATCTCCGCTGCCTCGCCGGGCGTCTTCGGCGCCATGGCGTTCAGCACAGTTCCCAATGTGGCCACGACGTCGTTGCGATCCTGCCCGGTGTCGCCGGCGATAGAGTTGGCGAGCGCATTCGTGGTGGATGCGTAGAGTGCGCGTGTCGCCTGCGTCGGTCGCTTCTGCACCGCTTCAACCGCGTTCATCCAGCGCGTCATCTGCTTGATCTTGGCTGGCTGTGCGAAGTAGCGCGCGAGCATGAACCCTCCGCCCTTCGGCAGCGCTGTGAACAGCACACTCAATGGATGCACGAACGTGGCAAGTCCGATACTCGAAGCAGTATCGAGTACGGCCATGGTGTTTCCGGTCTTCGAGCTGTTCGCCAGGCTTTCGAGATCACCGACGCGCTTCGCCACGGTCGCGATGTCGTCAAGTTGCGCCTTGAGGCTGTCCTTTCCCGTCGAGCCGAACAGGATTGACTTGCCGTTGTTTGAGAATTTTCCGTAGTCGGTCAAAAAGCGGGCCGGAGAAAACTCGTTCGTCTTCGGGTTGCGCCCCATCTTCAGGATGGCCTGCGCGGCGATTTCATTCCACGCTTCAGCCCCGGCCGCCTTGCGCGCGACCATAAGCGTGGTCACGTCGCCGGTGGCGCCCTCCTTCGCCATATTGACGATCTTCCCGAGCACGGCTTCGGGGCTCTTGTCGCCGTCTTTGCCAACAATGGACGCCAGTCGGTCACGCTTCTGGGCGGCCAGCACATTGGCATTCTCTGCGCGCTCGAACGCCTTCAAGCCCGGCTTGCCGCCCGCCTGATAGACGAGCGAGCGCAGATCTTCGGTGAGGGACGCATAGATCTGCTTAAGCGCCGGGCGCGGTGTGCCGGGCTCCGGAATGATGGAGCCGTCCAGCAACTGCCCGATGTGGGTGCGCAGCTGGCGCAGCCCGTCATAGTTCATGCCGTCGCGCCGTATCGCCTCGTCGACAAGATCAACGGCCCGCTGATTTACTTTAGACGCAGAATTCGCCATCTCGACGTTGAGGCGCCGCACCGCTTCGCGCGTGTTGACGAGCGGCGCCATGGCGCCCTTCTCGAGATACCGCTTCACCCCTGAGAAGAGACGTTCGGTAACGTCTGCGCTTTCGCCCCTGATCCAGGAGACGAGCGCGTCTTTGGTCGACTCGCCAGCAGAGAGATACCCGCCCTTGCCATACGAGTCGGCCACCGCGTTCGTGCGGTTCTCGACGTCCCCCATCAGACGCCGGACGCTCTGGCGGATTGGAGAGCCGAAGTAGACGCTACCAAGGCCAGCCGCGAAAGATTGCGCCATCGGCTCAGCCGCAACCGCGCGCGGAATATCGACGCCGAGGCGGCCGCCCGCGCCGAGCAGCTCCTCGCGAGTCGGATCCAGGATCTGCCGCTCTTCTGACACGCGAGGCTCGAACGACACACTGGGGCGTTGCGTGCGCTGAAACTCCGGAGGCAGCTCGACGCGCTGCGGCGGGTTCATTCCGCCGCCGGATGCAGGAGCTGGCCCAGGAAGCGTTCCCGGAGCCGGTCCCGGCATCCCGGTTTGATCAAGTTGCGCAGACGCGGGAGCAACGCCATTGGGCGCGGCAGGCTCAGCGAGAGCGGCGCGGCGCGCGACGCGCATCACGTCCGCCTGTGTCGTCATGTCGGGGATCAATCCGCCCGGAGCATGCTTTGCCGCTTCATCGGAATATGCATCGAGCAGCTTCCGCATCTGCGCCTTCGAAAGAGGCGTCGTGAGATCGTCGGCATACAGCCCGCGAAGCCAAAGTTCCGTGCCGGGATAGAGCGGCTGACCGAACATGTCGCCTTGGGCGAAGTGATCCGCAGGCGTGAGCCCCTTGGAGCGCAGTTCAGCGAGAAACCGCACGGCGTCCGTGAGGTTCTTCGTCGGATCCAGCGCTGGCGTCGCCTGACCGGCCTCGATGCTCTTGCGAAGTGCGATCACGCGAGGCGCGGACTCTGCGAGCGCGCCAGTCACATTGCGGATGTTGTCATCCGTGCTTTCGAGCATGCGGGCGAGCGTCGGGGCGTCGTCGTAGGCGGAAGCCAGAAGCGCGGCGCGCATCCGTTCCGCACCTTCCTTCGTCAGCTGATTGTCGCGGGAGATCGAGGCGCGCTCCGACGGCGCCACGGCCCGGTTGACGAAGGCCTGCGCGAAGGCTGCGTTCTCGGGAGACGTTACGTCGCCGCCGCGGTAAAGGTCGGCGATGTCGCCCATCGCCTTCGCATCACGCTGCGCACGCTCCGTCGCGCTCATCTGCGCTACGCGCGAGCGGTTCGACAGATCGGCGAAGCGCGTGGCGTCTTCGGCCGGCAGGCTCGTGCGCATCACGAGAACCGGCTCTTTCATTCCTTCAGGCGCGCCGATTGCAGCCCGGTACGCGTCCGCTTGCTGCTTCAGGTTGGGGTTGCGGTAGACTTCCGATATCGACAGCGAGCGGCCATTGCCCGAAAGGATAGTGCCGTCTTCGAGCACGATGGGAGCGCCCGAATCCGAGACGCGAGAGGTCTTGAGCTGTTCGGGGTCGAGCCTCACGGCACGGTCGCGGGCTTCCTGCACATATTCGATCCGGTCACGGTCGCGGGGCTGATAATCGCCTTGAGCGAGCCGGAGGTCCGACAACTCCACGATCTGGGGGCGAGCCTCGATCTCCATCGAGCCATCGGGCGTAACGATGCGGGAGACGCCTTCGGGAGCCGGAGCAGCGGGAGCGGCAGCCTTCGGAGAGGGTGCGACGGCAGGCTCAGGCACCGCAGGTTTGGCAGGAGGCAGATCGCGCACTGGCTGCGGGAAGTCTGTCTTGTAGACCGGGTTTAGGTTCTGGTAGCCGTGGACTGCGAGCGGCGCGAGCCCGCCGAGCAGACCGCCAATCGCTTGAGCCGTCGGGCCGCCACCGGCCTCTTCCGCCAGCTGCGAACCAGCGCCAGAGCCCGCAGCTGCCGCAACATCGAGCGCCGCCGCCTGCTTCATGTTCGCGGCGATGGGCTGCGCGGCTGACTCCAACATCGTCGGGACCGCTTTTGTCGCGCCAGACGCGGCCAACTTGCCAGCCTGGCCATAAAGAGCCCCCATCGGCACGACAGAACTTCCAAGCGCCTCGCCCGCAGAATGCACGATGCGCCCGGCCGTCGTCTGAGGAGGCGGAACGCCCTCGTTGAAGCGCGAGGCGATCTTTACCTCGTTGGCAACTGGACCGATGCCGACCGCCGAAGTCGCCCAGTTCAAAGCCTTGTTCGGCAGATTGTAGAGGTTGTCGAAGCCCTCGTTGAAGCCGCGCGGGATGCCGGTAAGAATTTCCTGCCCGACCTGTCCCGCAGTAGCCTCCGGCGACTGATCGGGGAGGCTTTCGAGCACGAAGCGGCGCGGCGCTGCCGCAGATGGAGCGGCCGGCGTCTCTTCGGGAAGGCTTTCGAGGATGAACCGCGCCATGCCAGCCCCCTATTGTACAGGAACGGCTTTGCCGTCCTGAATGCGGTAGCGACGCCCAGTTTCGTCGCGGATCACGGCACCGTCCGGCAGATCGGCGAGCTGATCGTCTGAGAAGGCCGACCCGACCGCCAGAGTACGGGCTGCTGCCGGAGGCGTGACGTATTGCGGCGTAGCGGCTCCACCGCCGGGCAAGATCGGCTGCGCTATGGCCCTGCGCTGTGCTTCACCAATACCCTTGGCCAGAATTTCCCTAAGATCCTTCAGAGCGGTCAGATAATCGGCTTCGCTCACCGCCTGATCTTTCAGGCGCGCGATCGCGTTTTCAGCCTTTTGCCCCTCAATTTCCGTGATGGCGCCACCACCGCGGAGCATCTGGAACGCCTGCAGGAACGTCGTACCTTTCAGCTGATCGACGCGGTTGTTGAAGTCACGTGAGCCTGTGGAAGGAAGTCCCGAGAAGTAGAACGGCACGCCAGTTCCCCACGTCCGCCCAGGATGGTTGATTGTCTCGTCAACCAGCTTCAGCGCGGATTGCGCGTTGGACACAGCCTGGGGCAGATTGGCCGCAGCCTTGCCCTGAGCCTCGCCTTGTTCCTTGGCGCTCGCCGCACCGGCAATATCCTTCTGGAACGCCCCGACAGGCTGCCGCGTGATCGGATCAATCAGGATCGTGCCGGTGGCCGTGTCCACTGTGATCGGCTTGCCGGAAATCGTGACCCCTTCTGGAATCTGGGGACGCGCAATGGTGCCATCGGTGCCGACTTGCAGCGGGATGGCATTCCCGTCCTTATCGACGCCCCAGAATGGAGTCTTGCTGTACTCCGCTGGCCTATGCGCCGCCGTCCGATCAACGAACAGCTTCGGCATGACCGCCTTGAGAAGCTCCGGGCTGCGCGCCACCGTCATTGCCTGCTCGGGCGTGAGTCCCTTCTGCTGCAAGGCGGTAATGGTCAGATTACGCGGCGCACTCGCGCTATCGACGGTTTGCAATGCGTCACCAATCCCACCGAGGAGACCGCCCGAGGAATACCCCTTGCCGAGTGCCGACAGGAACTCACCGACCGAGGAAAGGCCCGGGATGGACGCGGCCATCGACGCTTGCTGCGGCGCGCGGGACGGAGCGGCAGGGGCAGCCGAAGCGACCCGCTCCGGGGCAGAAGGAGTATCTTCGACGCGAGTGTTCCACTGACCGGCGCTGGCTGTAGCTTGTTGCGGCCCCACGCCACCGAGCGAGAAGGGCGCGTAAAGCGGGGAAGCGGCAAGGCGCGCAGTCGCATCATCGGCTGGCACAGCAGTCTTCGCTTCTGGACCACCGACCGTTGCAGGCGTCGCGCCTGCTGCCGCCACTTTTACAACACGCGTGAACGGCGCCGTTTCCGTTGAGCTTTCAGCGCGCGTGTTCCACGGATCCGCGCTCGCTCCGTATTGAGCGCCGCCATAGGTGTTCCCGCCATAGCGGTTGCCTCCGTAGGTATTACCACCAAAACGGGCGTTTCCGAAAGGACTGACCAATGTCTCATCGGCAGGGATGACCGACAAGGCACCTAACGACGCTGGGCGCTGGCCGTCGACTCGCGGAGACCATGGGTCAGCCGCAAACTCGGGTTGCGTCGCCATGTAGGGCGCGCTCGCGATCTTGTTCAGAATTTCATCAAGGAGGCTCATTCCTGCCCCCCTTTCGCGGAGCGGCGACGGCGAACGATGTCGGCGGCCTTTCTTGTGGCAGCATCCATGTTAACGGTCTTGAGCCCGCCCGGCCCATCGTTGGCAACAGCGCTCGGTGTGCTCTGCTCGACCTCCTGCGCGATCGGACCGACATGCACTTGCGGATCGCCTTTGTACCGGTATCGGTAGATCTTCGTGCCGTCGGCCATTGAGCCGACTTCCTCAATGTCTTCCTTGGCGCGTTCGTCCGAGAGAAGGTTCAAGGTCCCGCCGAAACTCGTCCCCTTTGTCGTTGAAGTGCCATTCGTGTTCGACGTGCCGCCCAGGCCCGCGATTGTCGAAACCAGACCGCCATAGGTGCCGTAGTTTTCAAGCGGAAGCTGTTGCTGCTGCGTTTCGAGGTTGAGCAGCTGGTTCGCGCCGTAATCCTTCGCAGCGAGCGCAGCGTTGCTCGTCGTGAGGCCTGCCGTGTTGATCGCGTTCGCGCCCTGATCAAGGTTGGCGCCTGTCGTCGCCGCCGTCACGCCCGCATTGTTGAGAGCCTGCGCCGCGTTGATCTGGTTTTGCTGCTGCTGGTTATACTGGTCGATCAGGATAGAGGCCGTTCCCTGCGAAACTCCCCGCGCAAGAGCGCCTTGGTTCGCGCCAGAAAGGTCGCGTCCGGCCGCTGCAAACTGCTGGTTGACCTGGTTCGAAATGTCGTCGCGCACAGTCGCGAGAAGCCCCTGCAATTCAGGGTTTTTGCTCACATCGAGATAATCGCCATTGGCGTATTTCGACAGGTTGTCTTTCAGCCCGGAATAGGCGTCGTCCACCGTCTTGCGGTCACCGGCGCTCGAATAGCCAAGCTGGTTTGTCGCAAGCCCGCTGATTTGCGTCGTCCACGGGTTCCCTTCAGCCGCGCTCTTTTCCAGCGTCGCATAAGCCGACTTTTGACCGTCGGTCAGGCCAAGGTTGTCGCTATACCCGTCAAGACCGGTAAGATAATTCTTCAGATAGGGCACAGTTGGCGCCCACGGATCGGAAACCGTTGTCGAGTTCGTGGACGTCTTCTTGCTGCTCGATCCAGCTGACAAGCTCATCAGATCGCCCTCTCAAACGTGTATGTGCCGGGCCGAACGGCCCCTCTGTTGGTGTAATCGGGCAGAAGACGCGCCCAGCCGCGCTTGCCGAAAAAGACGGTTCGGGACGCGCCTTCGGATCGCGCGAACCCTTCGACCGCGTGTGCAAGAGCTTTCGCCCATTTCGGAGCCCCGACGCCTGAGAGGGCGCACACCTCGACCCATTTGAGTCCGCCGTCGACTCGAACCGACGTCAGGAATGCCCCGAGAACACGGCGCGGCGCGAGGATCGCCCAGAGCTGCGCGAGGCCCGATTTGAGATCGGACACGGCATCTGCGAGAGCCACCTCCGCCACGCCAAGACCGCGAAGCAGGAATGGCCCCACATGCGGCCAGAAAGCCCCATGGAGCGCTGGCGGGAGCATAACCACCCTTGTTTCAGCCGAGGCAGACAAAGCCGAACCTCCTATCCGAAACGGAACTATTCGAGTGCGCCAGCGTGAAGGATCCGTTCGAGACCGACGCCACGTACAGCGTGCCATTCCCCAGCTCAGCGGCTGCAGTTGCCGTGAGAGGCGTGAGGATCGGCTGAGAATCGCGCCCACAATTCTGTGCCGAAACCACTGTCGTGCTGGCACCGGTATTGAGGGTCAGCGTGCCGACCGCGTTCGACCTGCCCTGAAACAGATCGCGGATCGCGGTCAGGATGCGGATCGGGTTTGTGTCGGTGAGGGAAGGGACATTTGCCATCAGCGCGCCTCCTTCCAGCCAGAAGAAGCGAACTCATGGTGCGGTGTGCATCCGCCGCTTGGGAGATTGGCAACAGACGCCTTGGTCCCGCATCGAATACAGACAAGCGTCTTCTCAGATGCCTTTCTTCCTTCAAGCGCGGCAGCCCATTCATGGGCGGTCGAAACAATCGCGGGGCCGCTGTTCATCTCTTTCCCTCCTGCACGTAGTCGGGAACGATGGCGGTAGCGAAGGTCCAGTCGGTGCCAGCCGGAATGCGGATTTGAGCGCGGGCGTAACGCGTCGACGCCCTCAAAGGCACAAAGCCTTGCGCGTTCAGCCGACTTTCGGGTGTGAACACCGAGGCCGTCTTCAAATTCTCCCGTTTGCCGACCTTCCCGAACACATCCGGCGCGTCGGTGATCGGATGGAAGCCGCGCACGAAGATGCGCTGAGCGATGGCGCTTTGCTCCGAGCAGCCCAACCTCGCTTCGAGGTTCGGTCCCGTGAAATAGCCCAGCCGGTTATCGGGCGTGACAATGGAGATTTGAGCGAGTGTCGCGGCGGAGAAATTGTCGAGCGGATAGGAAAGCGCGTCGAGATCGCCAACGCTGTCGAGACCTTCGAGAGTGATCCCAGGGCGCGCCAGAGAGGAGAGGAACTGCCCGCTCATGGCGATGGGTGTCCAGCGGTCGAGCAGGTAATCGTAAGCCAAGAGCCGGTCGAACGCGGTGTCGTCGCTCGAAGCCTTCGACTTGTACGTGAAGAAGACGATGTTCTCTGTCGGATGGACCGCGCCCATGACGAGATGGGACTGCGTCTCGTCATAATCCGCAAAGAAGGTTCGATCCACGCGTTCCTTGCCGATGGTCGTGAGCGCGCCTTCAGCGTCGATCTGCATGAAGCCTTTGGCCGACAGAAAGAAGATGCGCTCCGACGCATTCACGACCGTGTAAGGCGCAATCGCCCCTATGTCGCGCCCGAGCCGGTCGATCTGGAAGATGGTCGAAGAACCCGCAGAGAAAATCATACGGCGGATCGCCGAGTCCTGCATGATGATACCGAGCTCGCCGCCGACCACGCCTTTTGTGCGTCCGCCGTCCGGAAGATCCTGATAGTCAGAGGAATTGACGCCGCTCGTCCATGTCGTGGCCGCGTTCAGGCCACTCCACTGAATGCGGTACGGATAAGAGGCGAGGCCCGAGAGCACGACGAAGCGGTTGATCACCGCAATATAAGCCGCCTGCGGAGGGTTGCCGCCGAGATCGGCAAAGGCCGTCGATGACGTGATGTCGTAGACCTGCGGAACGGTATTCGCCTGTACCGCGATGATGAAGTTGTTGAACTGGCAGAACTGCCACTGTGCCGTCGCATCGAGCGCCGGATAGGCCGCGCCATCCTTGGAAATGTCCGCCCACGCGAAAGTCGTGTTGTCGAGTGTGTAGAGCCGTGTCGCGGTGCCCGCGAAGATTTGGATCGAGCCGTCCGCCTTGCGCGCAAAGAAATAGCCCCGGCAGGGCGATGGAAGCGCCTCGGTCATCTCCTCGACGCTCTTCACCGGCCCGTAGCCGTCCGAGCGCGGAAGCACATTCTGGATCACGTTCGAATGCGTGCCGTTGATGTCAGAGGCGTCAGGCCGCCATTCGCCGAACTTGAGGGGAGCCGCCATCAGAACGCCATCGCTTTCACGCGGCCCTTTTCGGCCTGCGTCATCATGGCGGTTTTGCTCTTGAGCGAGACGAGTTGCTCCTGAACCGCAGCCGTCATGGTCTGAGCAAGCTCGAGATCCTTCAGCACGTGCATCGCAATCTCATATTTGGCGCGGGCGCGGATTAGCATCTCCGCGTCCGTCATCCAGCGGTTGCCAGATTCATCGTCGGTCGCGGGCGCGGGCACAATGAAGGAGCCGCCGACGCGGACCTCGTAGGAGGTGTCGGGGGTCGGATAAAGCCGGAACGACTGATCGTAGAAGCAATATTCGCAGGGCTGGCCAAGAGACGTGGCGTTCGCGCTGGACGTCTCCATCTCAGCCGGATCGCCAGAGGTGAGACGATACGGCTGGTTTCCGATCCGAAGCATCACATAGTCGATCTTGAGCAGCCGTCCGATCCACGCCGCGTCACTCGCGCCGTAGAACTCCTTCCCCGCTATGGTAGTGAAGGTGTTCGAGCGGGTTTCGTTGAAGTAGAACCGCTCTTCCTGATAAGCGGAGATCGCATCGCTGATCGCATAGGCAATCTGAGGTGCAAGATCGTCACGAGCAAGCTCGTCCGCGATCCGCTCCTTCATTTGCGCCAGCGTACTCATGCAATCCCCGCGTCACAAGACATGGACGGCCCCGAAGGGCCGATCCTCGTTACTGGTCGTTGTTCGGCACGTACTCGATGATGATGATGGCTTCGCCCGCCGTCGCTGCCGTGCCGGTCTGCGTGTACTTTACGTAGATGTCCGTGTCGGAAGCGAGAGTGAGCGCCGCGCCCGTGGTCGCGGTATACGCACCAGGGGTGCCCTCGGTGACGTCACTCGCCGACAACACGTCCGCCATCGAGCCAGCGCTCGTGCCGACCGTGAGAACGTTGGTCGTGGCGGCATTGAATGCCGTCTTGACCTTGGCCGTGGCGCGGAGGATTTCCGCGCCAGCCGGGAGAGGAGCCGGCATCTTCACGCCGGACGCAACGCCCGGAGTGTCGAAGCGCACCTTCTTGCGAAGGGTGTGGACCGTCTGCGCGACAAACTGGCGAGCGGTCGAGCCTGCAGTGTTGCTGGGCATTTCAGTAGTCTCCTTCCGATCCGCGTTAGTGGGCCGACGCGTAAGTCGAAACGACCAGAGCCGCGAAATCCGAGCTGTTGAAGCGCGCCTTCTTCAGCCCCCAGATCGACCAGGCCGAAACTTCGAGCTTGCGCTTGTGGTCGAGCAACTCCTCGTTCCAGCGATACTTCGACGGGCCGGACTTCACCTGCGCGAAGCCAACGACAGCCGCCTGAGCGCCGAGCAATACGGCGCGCCGAACCGTATCGATGACTGCACCGCTCGAGCTGTTCACGCCCTTCGTCACGTCCTGCGACTTGCGAAGGATCACGCCGTTGTATTCGCCCAGCGCGCCGGTGAAGATGGGGTTCTTCGAGGGATCGACGCCGGAGAAAGCAAACTTCTGGATGTCGGTCCACTGGCTGTTGCTGGCGTTCGTCCGCAGGCTCGTGACCTGATAGGGATGGAGATACATGACGTATTTCTCCTGCCCATCGATCATGATCGGACGAATTTTGTTGTCGCCCACGGTGGCCTTCTCGACCGCGTAGTCGATATGGGCGAGCGTGAAGGTGTCGGAGCTGGTCAGGCCCTCATCAGCCGAAGCTGTGCCCGCCCAGAGCTGGCGGTCCGCAGACGGCGCAACGGTCGCATTCAGCCCGGTGTACTTGATGTTCGTCGCTGCGACGAAACCGCAGACCTGGTTGAAGAAGCTGACCGACTTGCGCTTACCCCACCACAGGCCGAGTGCGTCTTTCGCCTGCTCGCGCATGTTGAACGGCACACGCTGCGCATCGATCGTGTTCTCGCTCTTCACGCCGACAACGTGGCCCAGCTCGTTGAGCGTCACCGAGTCCGTGTATAGCGCCAGCTTTTCGCCGTTGCCCTCGGCGGTTTCGCTTTCGGTCACGCCGTCGCCAGTAAGCTGAGCGCGCAACGCGAACGTGACGTTGTCGCCCGGGTTCTTGGAAAGCTCGGACTTGATCTGGATGATGGAGTTGTCGTCATCGCCCATCAGCGGCGCGATTTCGAGCGAGTCACGCTCCGCGACGGTGAGCGATTTCGACCAAAGCTTGTTGGAAAGGGCGTCGTTGACGCCAAAATCAGTGGTAGCCATGATGGCTGATCCCCGTGCCGAATTGTTCCGATTGCGTTTGCGCGGTGACGCGGCGCGGGGCGGAGCGGAGCCTTCGGGGATCGTGGCCGCGACGACAGGCGGTTAACGGGGCCAAGCCGGAGCGGGGATAAGGCTCCCCGCAGCCTTGGGGCTCAGGCCCCTCCTTGCATCAGTTTCTTCATGGCCCGCTTTCCGAGCTTAGAATGCACTGCTGCAAATTCTTCATCGCTCATGTTCGCAAGATTTTCAAGCGTCAAACCTTCATTTCCACGGCCGCCAGCCCCAGAAAGTGAAGCAGACGCCTGTTGTCCACGGCGAATTGCATCGAGCTTCTGCGCTGCTTCCTTCTGAGCAGCGTCAGCACCGGCCGCCTGAGCTTGCGTCTTGGCCGCTTCGACTTGTGCCGCTGGAGCAAACCCGCGTGCCTGAGCCATCTTGAAGAGCACAGCGGCGGGTGAAAGCTTTTGCTTCAGCGCCGTCTCCGCAAGTTGCCGCTCTTCAGCCTGGATCTGCGCATTGCGCTGCGCCGCATCAGTGATGCCGAACGCCTCAAGCTCCGCGTGGCGCTGCTTGACGAGAAACGTGTATGCGTCCTTGAACTCCGGCTTCTCAGCCGAGAAGCGCTGAGCGTCGCTCCGGTACGCTGCGATCAGCGACTGTTCCGCCTTCTCGGCTTCCGTGAGTTTCTGCGCCTGCGCCTGCTTCTCCTGCCCCTCGCGCATCATCTTCGCCAGTTCGAGGTTCATGCGGCGCTGCTGATCGAAGGCAGCGAAGATGTCCTGCGCCGGATCGATGGGCTCTTCCTCGAAGACCGACTTCGGTTTCTGCTGCTTGGCAGCATCACCATCAGCACCGGCAGACGCGCCTTCATTCGATGCCGCGAGGATCTCGTTCAGAACCGCGAGACGTTCTTCGGCGCGCGCGTACTTCTCGCGCGTCACCTGGAATTCAGCCTCGACACTCTTACGGCGCTCGCGCTCGCGATGCAGCGAGGCATGCGGCACGAAACGCCCCGTCTTCGCATCCTTGGCCCTGCCCTGCTCGTCGATCGTAATGACCAGGTCACCGTCCTCGTCGGTCACGGCCTGAGCGGCTTGCCCGCCTTCGTTTGCCGCAGCAGCTGCGCCGGCAGACGCCGACGACTCGGCGGGTTGGGCTGCTCCGCCAGCCGATGCGCCAACATCCGCACTGGCCGAGCCATCAAGGCCGGCCGTGTCCGCCCCCTTCGAGCTGAAATAGGCAGCTTCTGCAGCCGTGAAGGATTCGGCGTCGTTCGAAACTTCAGGTGTATCGCCCATGTGAAGGATCCTTGCTCGTGTTTACGAAAGAGGTGCAGGCGGCGGAGGCGGCATCATCATTGGCGCTTCGCTGGGCGCTGGCGCCGATGACACCGGCGGCTGTACGGCCCACTCTCCAAGCTCGCTAAGGCCGCGCGCGCGCTGCATGTTCTCGATCAGCGCCTGCGCCTTGAGTCGGTTCAGCTCTTGGTTCGTGGCGTGCACGCCAGCTGTCGCGATGTCGAGAATAGCGGCCGCGCGCGTCTTGGCCGCGGTCGCCTGATTGAGTTCGGCCTTCGATTGCGTTTCCGCGATCTTGGATTGCTTCTCGGCGAGCATGAGCTTCTGCGCGGCCTCAGCCTCAGGATTTGGCTTCGGTTGCGCCATCTCCTTGAACGTGTTGACCAGCTTCGGCGGTAACGGGCTGTATTCGAGAATTGCGATGGCCGCTTCAGGCGTCATCAGGTTCTTGAAGACCGGCATGATCTGCGAAATCATATACCAGGTCTGTTCGCGCTGGTTCGGCGATGTCGGAGCGTCCTCGATCTCGACGTCATAAAGCCCCATCGTTGCATCGCGGGTGAGCGGCACCGCCTTCATGCCATCCGGCCCGGCAATGCGGATCAGCCGATCGTCGCTGAGGTAGTTCTGGATGAAGAACAGCCGGTTCCGCCCCACAATCTTGCGGAAGCGCCGAAGGCTGTCGAACATCGTCGCAAGGATCGTCATGCCCGCCTGCTTGCGGTGAGCCTCGAGGATGCCGGGCTGATTGGCGTCGCGCTGCCCCAACAGTTCGAGGTTCACGCCCACAGAGTCGCGGATCGAAGACACGGCGAACTCGAGCAGATTGACGTACGCGGTCGGAATGCCAGCGCCCGGCTTCGCCATGATCTTGCCGTTCGCCACCGCGCCCGGATTGACCCAGGTAATGGCGTCGGGCTGAGCATACGTGTCCTGTGCCTCGCGCTGATCCTTGAAGGCGTCGGTCTCGGCGAGAATGCCGCCCTTCGCCGTCGTGTTCAAGATGTGCAGCGTCTGGCTGAGCCACTTGTTCGCCCAGAGCTGAGGATCGCGCATCAGCCGCGTCAGGCCGAACCACGTGCCTTTGTTATGATCGCGCTCGCCCGTGATGCAGTTCAGCGAGAAGCCGTTTTCGATCGGCGACGGTCGCACACCGCCCAGGATCACGCCGCCGAGGAATGCCTGCTTGTAGACCTTCCTGCGCTGAGTCACGAAGTCGAATGAGAACCCGAGCCGCGCGGCCTCAACCTTGTATTGCTCAAGCTCGTCGTCGGTGAGCTCGAGCAGCTGACCTGAGAGCGGATCGGCGACGCGGTGATAGGTCTCGCGCTCCCACCACTGCGCCTGGACGATCGTGACTTCCTGTTTTGGATCGCGCGCGCCCGAGCTTTCCGACTTCTTGAGCCTGCGCTCTTCGACCGATTGCGGGTCGCCCGTCTCATAGCCGGAGGCCCATCCCGCATTGAGTTCATCGTCCTGCACATCTGATGCGCCGAGGCTATCCGCGAAGGCGCGCGCATCCTCGAACGTCATCTTCCGGGCCCGAAAGCGATAGCGCGTATCCACGAGGTTTTTCGACCGCGCCTCCATGTCCCAGAACATCTCGAGCGGATCGATGCGCTGCTGGATGTACTTTCCGTCCGGATCCTCCTCGTAGTCGAGGCGCTCTTCCGTCCAGCCCATGCCGCAGATGGTGGCATCCTGAAACGCCTCTGATTGCTCGTCTTCGGCGTCGCACTGATCCGCCATCCAACGGCTCGCCGCCGTCAGCACCTCGTTCGCCTGGATGATCGCGCCCGGACGCTGACCGCGCGGCAGATACGTCGCGTCCATCCGCGAGTTGATTTCCATGCCCGCGACCGCCTTCGCAATGGTCAGGCAGCGGTTGAACGTGATAACCGGGCGGCGTTGGTCTTCGAGCACCTTCCTATCGGCCGCGCTCCACTGATCGCCGGCGACAAACCCGAAATCGTCATTCGCCCCCTTGCGCCATTCGCGAGACTTCGATTCGGCGAGGCAGAACCATTCCTTCAGCCGCGTGTAAGCGCCGTTGTCAGATAGCTGGCTTATCTGGCGATCCTGTTGGGCAGTATCAGGCTCGAGCGGCGTCATGTCATTCGCCCTTCTTGGTGAAGCGCTTGGCCGACTTCGGCGCACTCGCGTCTGCGGTGAACGCTGTCACAGCCTCCAAGAGAGCGGTCACCAGATCGTCGCGCGACTGCTGATCAAGGGGGCCGTCGATGCGCGACGCTGCAGTCTGCCGACGCTCCCACGCCTCAATCGTCCCTCGAATATCTCTCGCGAGGTCACTCATCTTCCCATTCCTCAGCTGCGTTTCTGGCCGCGATGACGGGGTCGACGCCGGGCGGAACCTCAAGCGATGAGGAAGTCGAGTCACCGCCCCCGGCGGGCACGATCGAGAAGGTGAACACCTGGTTCGCGCCCTCATAGATCATCGTCGCGCCGGTGCACGTTCCCTTGTTGCCGAGGGCTTCATCGAATGCTGAGTGAACATCAGCTATTCCCATGGTTCCTCCTATGCCGCCCACGATGACGCGCCGCTGCTCGACTGGTATCGACGCTCCTTGCGCTTGCGAATGTCAGGCTGTGCAAATGTGAGAAGAAAGGCGTCGGCCCTGTCCGGAGACGAGAGCCCGCGTTCCTTGAGATCCTTCTTGCGCTCGACCATGATCTGACCGGCGCTCGTGTGATCGTATGTCGGAGACGACAACTGCGAGATCAGCGTCTCGTCAGCGGGAATGCAGCAGTCGCGCGCGAGGAACCATTCGCGACCCTTCCACCAGAGCTCGGAGCGAAGCTTTGCGAACCGCTGATTGGCGGAGGCAGCCTCGGCGACGTTGATCCCGATCACCGGAAGACCAAGCTCGCGGAGACGATCGACCACACCGGCGCCGATGCCGATCACGTCGACCATGATCGCAACCGGCTGATCGTCCTCGTCCGTGCGGTTCCACTCCTCGAGGATTTTGCCCACGAGCTGCATCGTGTCGAGGCCGTGCCAAAATTTCACCGGTTCGAGAAGGTGCTTGCCCTGCCGCTTCGCGAGCGCGCTTTCGTCGTCCCCGAACCGAGCCACGTCGACGCCCCAAACCGGACGGATGTCTTTCAGGCGAGTGACCGCGCGATTGCGCGCGGACTCGACCGCCTCGAGCGGTATGACAACGTCGTCATCAGCCGTGGGGAATTCGCCCAGAACCCGCACGCGATACTTGTTCGAGCCCTTGCCATATGTGTCGATCACATCCTGAATGTGCCCGCGAGCGCGCGGCACGTCTTCGGACGAAACAACCGTCGTCCGCCAGCGATGGCGCAGCTTGTGGTGAGTGTCGAAGAAGAAGCCGCTCGTCCGAGTCGGGTTCGACGCGAGTACGGCCATAGCGCCAGCGGTCGAAAGCGAGCCCTGTGCCACTTCGAACACGATGTTCGGAATGCCGGAGGCCTCATCTACGAGGTACAGCACATGCGCCGCGTGAATGCCCTGCAACGCCTCGGGATTGTTCTTGGACGCCGTTCGGCGCACGAGAAACGCCATGTCGGGCGCCGCCTTGACGAAGGCGCGCTCCTCATCGATCTGGATTTGACCGCGGAGCGGCTCGGGCAGCTTGCGCGCCTGCTTGCGCAGCTCAGACCAGTTATTGTCCCGCAGCTGGTCTTGGCTGTTCGCCGTGATGACGGCCTTCGCGTCGTAATGCGTCAGCACGAACCACAGCGAAAGGATCGCGAGCAGAGTTCCTTTGCCGACGCCGTGACCGGCGCGGATCGAGTGGCGGGGATCTTCCACCGGCTTGCCGTCGGCACCGATGAAGAAGTTGCGCAAGAAATCGTCTTGCCATTGCGCGAGTTGATCGGAGTCGTCCGCATTCTCAGCATCAGCCGGCAGAAAGCCAAGAACGCCAGTCGCGAACAGCCATGGATTATCCCGGCTGTTCAGCCACGCTGCCTGCCATTGCTCGAGCTGATCCGTCATCCGCCCTCGCTGCCGATAAGCTGAACACCGCCAGCAGCTACGATCTTGAACAGCGACAGAAAGGCGTCCGACGCGTCGAGATTGACATTCGCCGTCTCGCGCCACTTGTCAGGGCGCCGGCACGAAAGCCAGAGTTTCGCCGCGCCGGGATCTGGTGGCACGTGCTCGACGTAGTCGACAACGATCGGCTGCCCCTGATACTGGAACACTTTCTGCGCGTTGTACGTGTAGCCGACCGCGCGTTGGGCCAGAGAACGCTCGGCGCGATCGTCGAAAGCCTCCTTGTTTTCCTTGAGCGCACTGCAAAACTCTTCGTGTGCAACCGTCCATCGCCAGATGGTGGAGGTTGTAACGCCGAACTCCTGAGCCAGCTCGTAATCGGTAGCCCCGCGCTTGCAGAGCGCTCGCGCCACGGCGGCGAATTCAGGGCGATAATCCGTTGGGCGACCGCCGGCACCTTCGGCGAGTTTCGCCTGGATCTCGGCAGCTTGCGCAAGATCGGCGGTGGTCGCCACGGGCAAGTCGGCGACATCGGTGATTGGCGTCTCGGGCTTGGCCTTCGGCTTCGGCGAGCGCCGCTTGGGCTTCGCCTTGGGCTCGGCGGCCGATGCCGCTGGAGATGGTCGTTTGCGACGCTGGACTGGCGGCTTCGGCTCTGCAGCAGCCTGCTTGGACGACTTTGCAGCAGGCGGCTTGCGAGCCGGATTGACGGCCCGCTTAGACTTCTTCGCCTTGCCGTCCTCATTCGCCATCACGCCACCGGGATTTCGAGGAAGGAGACGGTCCAACCGACGCCGAACTCGAAGTTCGAGGCGCCTGAAACGCGCGGGCTGGATGCGTCAGCGGGCGTGGCGCGGCCGGGAGGGTTGATTTCGTAAGCGACCGTCGCGCCCGGCTCGACCTCAACGTGAAGGATCGTCGTGCCCCGCGGGGAAAGCGCTTCACCAGTGGATTGGGCGGAAGACGTTGTTGCGATGACGGCCTGTCGAGCGAGATAGGGCTGCTTGAGCAGGGAGACGCTATCGGTGCGATAGACACCGGAAGCCGCATTGATCGGCGCGCTCGAGATGCACGAATACGTGAAGCAGCGGACCAATGCGGCCATGATGCAGGCCCCCCCTACTGGCCGGTGCCGGTCGACGGCTGCGTCGGCTCGTCGTCGGTGAGAGCGTCAGCGACGAGCAGGCCGACGGCGATGCCGGCGAGCACATAGCCGACGAGACCGCCGGTGTAAGCGCCGAGGCCGACCACGGTGATGAGAGCGGCGCGCTCGCGGTTCGGCGCGCCAATGGCTTGGATGCGGGTGAGCAGCTGTTCGAAGTTCATGACAGTTTCCTGGGATGGCGCGATCAGCGCGGGTGAGTCGCAATGCGCCCGGAAAATAGCGCGCATGTTGCCTGTTTGGCAACACAAAAACAGCGTTAACCTTCTGTCCCACCCTGTCCCGCCTTTTGTCCCACCCCATGTCCCGCCCATTATTATTATTAAATTATTGATTTATATATATAATATAATAGAGGACGCGTGGGGTGGGACGGTGGGACGCGGAAATACATGCCTCACGTGTACGCGCGCTCACACGCGTGAGCGCATGCACATCGCGCGTCATGAGGGTCTTTTTCCGGCGTCCCACCCCATCGAATGGCAACTCGGACCGATAATCCACGTTAGAACAATGGGTTATGTGGGACGCATGGGCGGGACAACCCCCGGGACATGGTGCCGTGATGACCGGATGCGTCCCACCCCTTGTCCCGCCTGTTTTTGCGTTTGTCCCGCCCTTTGTCCCACCCTTTGTCCCGGCCTTAAACTCAATAAAATAAGGGCTTTTCGCACGTATATTCCACTTGATGCCAAAATAGGCGTCTGGATTTTTTTGGCCGAAAAGCCTCCGAAAAATCGGACCGTTCGGCAGAGCGCAAAAATTGCTCAGCTTTCGGGCCGATGTTTACCATGTGTTGCCAAAAATTTCCGTTGTTGACAGGCAGGCAACACGCATGCCATACGTCGCGCATCAGGTGTCGGCATGTGGTCGCCAGATCATCTGGCGCTCTTCGGAGCGTGAGTCGAGCGGGCATGTAATGCGGGGCGTACCTGTGATGCGTTCGCCAAGGGGTGCTCAGATTTGAGCATCCCTTGGCACCTTGATGCGGAGTAGAGCAGTCCGGCAGCTCGTCAGGTTCATACCCTGAAGGCCGTGGGTTCAAATCCCACCTCCGCTACCAGTTTCCCTTACCAAGAGGATGCCAATCGTGACCGACAAAACTATGCGCGCAAAATTGAGAACGACGTTTGTTCAAGAGCATTTCTACGGTCCCGATGGTACGAAATCCGGCGAGACGTTGTCGTTTTACGCTGTTGCACGTTCGGACGGATACCCGAACGATGGCAGCGACGAGAACAACACCTATGCGAAATTCAGCCCGCAGGCTGATTTCAAAATCACCGTCGCCAATCCCGCCCTGTGGGGCCAGTTCGCGGTTGGTGATGAATTCTACGTCGATTTCACGAAAGCGAACTGAACAAACAATTCCGCCGATGAGGCGGTTCGAATTCTGTGGGCAGCGCAAAGCGCGCTCGATCGGGTTGTGAGGTCGTCTAAGGGTAGGATTTCCTCATGAGGCTGATGGTGGTTCGAATCCACCCCGACAACCAGCCGGTCTCAAACCCGGCACCACAGAAGCACTTCCCGCCTTCTGGCGGCTTATGACCTGCGCAGCATGAGCTGCGGCCTCGCTGGAAACCATGGCACTCCGCGAGGCGGGCGGTAAAAGTCCGCTGCAGGCCTGTCTAACAGGTGAGCGTCGGGTTTCGAATGATCTCCTGCCACCGCGGACCGAGAACATCTCGGGCTGGAATGGCATTGGCCCCGTTCGGATCGCCATCCCGGAACATCTTCACCATCAGAGCATGATCGTGGCTCCCCGAAGTAACAGGGCCGCCACCGTACGCGTTCCACATATACGCGGTCGAGACGTTGTTCTGGGCCTGAGAGCCGACGATGACGTATTTGTCGAAGCCGCGGCGGAGCGTCTCGGCCGCAGCAGCCTTGGACGCCACCTCTGCGGCGCCCGTTCCGCCACAGATTGGCGCGGCGCTCGCCGAAATCTGAACAGTATCGGCTGAAAGCGGAATCGCCGTTGAGCTGGCGCATCCGGCCAGAGCCACGGTCACGAGAACCGGCAAAATCTTCATAGCAATCTCCCCGTTTAATAAACAAAAGAGATGTTAGAGATTGCCAAATCTCAGCGCGATGCGGCGCATAAGTTTTGCACAATTTACAGTGCCGCTTAGCTTCTCTGGCGCTCAAGGTCGTCGACCTGATTTTGAAGCTCCCACACCTGCGCCTGAAGATCCTGCAGGCGTTTGTTGTCGCGTCCTCTTCCGGCGAAATACAGGATCGCCGCCAGAGCAGCAACGTTCAGCACTGCGATGATCAGAAATTCGTAAAGCATCCTTCAAACTCCTCTCGCCCGTTCGTCATCCTATGCACGCCGCGCCAGACGTCAACGATGATCAGTCTTCGGCTGACTTTCCCAGATGGAACTTGGGCCAAGCTCCTGAGCCTGGCGCACCTTGACGACATCGTAGCCAGAGCGCCGCAAGGCCACCAGGATGGCATCGGTTTGCGCCTTGCGCACGTGCCCGTTGCGCTCCGGCTTGGGTGAAAACTTCACGGACAGCAGGGCCATCTCAATCGTGAAGCGGATGGCGGCTTCTTCGGATTCGAACGACATGCGCGCATGTTCCGCGTTTGTTCTATGAGTGTCAAGGGCCGCCGCCGCGCCGGGGCCACAAGACAGTCAACACCTTGAGTAATATACAACAATTCTCACATTATTATTGTCATTACTGTTGACCTATAAAGTATTTTTCGTTATTACTTCAAGTATAGACGGAGAGCAGGCCCAGACCAAAACGCTGCAAACTCCAGCCGCCACCTACAGGCTGGAACCCGCGAAGGGGGAACCGGAAAGGCCCGGGGAGAAGCAGAGGAGTAGAAAAGGACATCCGGCCTCCCGAGACAAACCCCAAGCGGGGCCATGGCGAAGCTATGGCAGGCGCCGGGTATGGAAAGCCCCCCCTCGCAAACCAACCACGGGAGAAAAAATGCGGAAGATCGATTGGGAAAAACAGAACGAAGACGCCCCTTGGTGGGGCGTCATCCTCGCGTTCATCAACGCGCTGATGAGTGAATAACAAAAGGAGAACTTATCATGTGGCAGATCAAAACAAAGATTAACGGTGTATGGGGAGTCAACCCGAAGAAATTCTATAGCACGGAATCTGCGGAATACCTTGGCACCCGTTACATCAAGGTCGGGGCGATTGAAGCTTACGAGGTCATCCCAGCTCAGTGAACAGCCAAACAAAAAAGCCCCTCGCAAGCGGCCAGGCCTGCGAAGGGCGGCACCTCGAACCCCTGAAAGGAACGAACATGCATACTCAGAATACTGCTTCGGTCGCCATGTCGCAACCGACAAACACACCATGGATCGGACGGACCCTCGCCGCCTGCGCATTCGCCATGGCAGCGGCCGGTGCTTACCTCAACTACCAGGGTGCACGCTTCATGATCCCCGGCGAGGCCGGAGAAGTGGCTGCGCTCGCCGCTGTTGTCGCCGAGCTCGTCAAAGTCTTCTGGCTGACCGCCTTCGCGGCGGCGCTCGCAACAAGTCGGTTCGGCGCGGCTTTCGCCGTGGCCGTCCTCGGCGTCTCCCTGCATGCCTTCTCTCTGACGTGCGCGATCGGCGTCACCGCATCGGAGCGCGCGATCGTGATGGACGTTCGCGGCGACGCGCAGGAACGCAAGCAACGCGCCGAAACGGCCCTGAAAGACGCGAAGGAGCGTGTGAAGGAACTGAGCGCCAAGGCCACCAGCGCGCGCGACGAAGTTCGTATCGCTCCAGAATTGAGCAAGGCGCGATCAGACGTGAAGCTGGCTCAGAAAGACCTCGACGCGCTCACCGCGCCGAGCGCTCGCGATCCCCAGGCCGAAGCCATCGCGGCGTTTCTGCCGATCCCGGCCGCAACCATCTCGACGGCCATGCCGCTGTTACCAAGCCTGGTTGTCGAGTTCGGCCCGACGCTCACGCTTCTAGCGGCCGGGCTGTTCGGTGCGCCGCGCCCGCGCGGACTCACCGTCGTGGACACGCAAGCGCCGGTCAAGATCGAGCGCGTCACTGCGATGGACGTGAAGATCGCCGCCAAGGTGATGCAGGCGCACCGCCGAGCAAAGGCTCTCGGCAAGCCCGTGCTGCCAGCGGCGGCGGAGATGGCCGTTAAGCCGCGCAGGCGTAGAACGGTCGAAGCCTGACAAACACAGAGCCCCGGAGGTGCGAACCTGCCGGGGCTTTTTTGTCTCAAAAGTATGACCGCGCCACGCTTAGCTTAAGCCGCGATCAAGTTCGCCTCTCGAGTAAGACAGCGCTTTACCATGGCGTTTATTTGGTGGGTCGAATTGACAATCTTGAGCCGGCGCTTAACCTCAGGAAATGACATAATGCCAAGCAGTTGCGTAAGCCCCGTGTTGACGAACGACGATGTCGCCGTGTCGATGCCAGCGAAGGACAGCGTTACGCTGTCGCTCTCGGTAAACGCCTTTCGCAATTGTGCAAACAGAACCTCGCCTTGCTTCGCGGTGTCAGCCGCAACGGCGATCTCTTTTACGTAGATTACCATTCCAACACCTCATCTTCTTCATCAGGAAAGCACGGTAATGTGTCAGTTCTAAGCCAAATTTCAATCGTTGTTCCGGGGCAAAATCCGTGAACACGCCAAGGCTGAGGGATGATCCTACCGCGGTCAGCGCGGAATGTCACTGCTCCGCCCTGCGAGTAGATTGTAACAGCCCCTTGATTTTGGACTACAACAGTATCCATCAAAATGCTTAAGCCTTCACCCTTGTTCCGAGGTTGTCGTCCCGAGGTGAACCCCCTTTGTGCGGCCAAAATGATCGCAGCGTTGTCGCTAAGGTTCGGGCTAACTTTTCGTACCGTGGCCGGAATGCCAATTCCAAAATCAGCAATGGCCACGGAAACGCGGTTGAGCTTAGGGAAATGTTGAGCGAATAGACAGCCGATATCCAAGCTACTATGATCTTGAATATTGTTAAATATCTCGAGAATATTGTTTTGAACTTCATAAAGAGAATTTCTCGACATATTTAACCTAGTCATAAGCCAAGGAATAAAGTGATCTCTAACCTCAGACTGACTTTGTTCATGTCTGGCTTGTACAAGGGGTCTGGTAGTTTCTCGCGGACTCGCCCAGTTTCTTAATTTTTTACCTAGAAATTGCTGAAAAAATAGAGAATCATCTAAAAAGTGAATGCAATCAACATCTCGATTATAACCTGTAAAATTTACGGTTGCACCGAGGCCGCGAAGCCAATGGATAAAATTGCTCAGAAATGTGATCCCCGAAGGAAGGACGTAGCCTAATCGAGAAAAGTCTATCGTAACATGGTCGGGAAACGTCGCATTGCAGTCACGCGCAACCCCCCTCACAACCGGAAATATTTTTTCCCCATTAAGGCGGTGAGGAATAAGAACATCAATCTGCGCCATGCCGCCCCCGAATCACCTCGCCCTGTGCGTTTCGCAGACGTGCACAAATGAAAACGATTAACCAGTTTTTTACATCGAGCGAGGGGATCAATCCACAACGCCCGCCATCGTCAGGTCAATCGCGAGCGCCCGCACTTTTCCATGGCCAGAGAATCGCACCGAATCCTTCCACGGCTTGGCCGCTGGATGCTGACGGAGCGTGCCGAGGTTGAACGGCTGCGCCCAGAATATCCGGTCGAGCGCGGCATGCTTGTTGGCCACGAGCAACATGGCGCCGCCGCCTTGCTCTTCGGGCATGAGGACGCGTAGCCCGTGGCGGCTCAGAACGGCGATGCAGGTCGCGACGGTGAGCTCTGAGTTTTCGCCGCCATCAACGACCGTCGCGACGAGCTCATCGACGCTGCGCATCTTGCTCCCATCGAGCCGCAGAGATGCCTGCAGAAGATGCGTGAGCGCCGCGTCGTGGTCCGCTTCGGTCTTTCCGCGCGCGATGGCCCCGCCAAGCCACTTCCACTGATCCAGACGCTGCATCGCGATCTCTGGCGTGATCACCGCTGTCGTGTGCAATGACATCCATCCGGCGAGCGGACCCGCCAACGTGTCTCCAAGGCGGCGATTGCCCGTCTTCTTCGCTATCGCGGCGGCGAACGTCTCGGCGTTCCGCCGAATCGTGGGCACGAGCGCGAGCGTGCGCAGGAACAACGCCCGCCCGAACTCCGGCGTGATGATGCGGTCGACCTCAGCCTTGAGCTTTGCGAAGTGCTCCGCTCTTGCCTTCTTGTCTTCGTCGTCATCGAAGGGATTTGCGCCGCGCAGCGAGATGGTGACGATGCGGCTTTCGTCGGCAGGCATGGTGCCGTTCTTGTCGATCGAGGCGAACAGGAACGACGAGCGCACGTGAAATGCTGCTGATGCCTGCCCGCCACCTGCTTTGATAATGGGCGCGCCGTTCGCGCTCGACGCCTGCCTCGCGAGCGCAAGAACCCCTCCAATGCGGTGCTTGTCGGCCTCGGTTTTCGCTTCGCACTCATCGAACAATACGGGCAGAATGTCGCCGCGCAGCGCGCGTCTTATCCCCGGCTCCGTGGTGTTGCCTTGCACCTCGATCGCCAGCCCTTCGAGCACGCGCGCCGCGATTTCCTCCATCACATAGCTCTTGCCTGAACCGCGCTCGCCGGTGAGCCAGATATGCGACCGCCAGGCGAGAGCGCCGCAGATCGGCGCGATGGTGAGCCAGCCAGCGAGCAGCTTGCCCATGTCCGGCTCTGCCCAGGATGGGCGCTGTAGCAAGGCCTCGAACTCCTTTGCATCGGCGGTTTCGAGCGGCTGCGCCTTGCCAATGTCTAGCCGTGGTCGCTTGCTGTAGATCCAATGCGCTCCGGGCCAGTTAAGTCCGTGCGGCTTCCCGTCCACGAGGAGGCGGTCGCCGAGATGGGCCACGACGCGTCCGCCATCGAGCATCACGCCGCGGCCGACCTTCGCCGATGGGTCAAAGACGCCGGCGCGCTCGCACAGCCTCAGCATCGCATTCGCCGCCGCATCCCAGTCGCACCCCCCCTTCTTCGGATATGTGAGCTCCCACCACGACAAGGGAGCTATTGCGAGCAGCGCCGATTTCGTATGGCCGGCGGCTGGTATCGTCGCCACCTGCCCGCGCCCAGGCACCCAATAGTAGTACGTGCCTTCGTCCTGACCCAGGGGGCGAGGCTCGACACCGTCATCAGCAAAATCGTTTTGTTCGCCAGAACCGCCGCCGAACGCGTCATCGAAGGATGGAAGCGGCGCTTCCTCGATCGGCGGATTAAGCGCGGCCTCAATGGCAGCGCGGATGCACCCTTTACCGTGGATCTGGTAAAGGTCGTCGAAATCAGTGGCCTTGTCTTCGCTCTGCGCGAACTGCGGTATGATGATCGGCGCGCCGATCGCGTGGGCCGCCTCGTGGGCGTAGTGAACCCCGGGATTGTTCAGCGGCTGCGTCGTAAAGCGGTCGTTGTCCGCCATGACGATGAAGCGGGCATTCGGGTATTTCTTCTTCAGCGCAAGCGCTGCGGGCTTCAAGTTGCCCGCATCGAAGCAGGCGATGGCGCGCTCTTTTGTGTCCTGATGGATGCGGGCGGCCGTGGCGTAGCCCTCGGCGAGGTAGATCGGCGCATCGGGCGCGCGGTGTTTCCCGACCGGATGGAACGCCTCTGCCTTCGGCGTCCCCCTAACGAACAGCTTCTTGCCGTCGCCTCGGATCATCTGCACGCCGACGAGCTTCGATGGGCCATCGGTCGTGTGGTACATCGGCACGATAAGCGTGCCCTTGCGCGCCGTCTCCTGCCCGCGTTCAGGATCGATCTCGTAGCGCACGTCGCGAGTGAGCACGCGCGCGCCGAGGAACGCAGGCAGCCCCTTCTCGGCGAGGTAAGGGTGCTCTTTGACCTCCTCGCTATTCTCCTTCGCCATCAAGCACGCGGCGACTTCGGCGGCCGCCGCTGCCATGCGTGCCGCGTATTCCTCGCGCTGACGCTTCGCGTCATCGAGGCGCTGCTTGATGGCTGCACGCTCGGCCGGGGTCATCTCCTTGATGCTGCGCCCGCCGGTCCAGTTGTCCTGAATGCCGAGCTTGAAATGTCCGAACGTGCCGGATGGCGGCTCGTCAGCGTGCAAAACATACCAGATGTGCTTCTTGCTGCGGCCGCCCTTGTCCGTGGAGTCCGCGCGATGAAGCTCGCCATCGGCAATCGGATGGCCGCCGCGGTTCGAGGCGCAGTCCATGTGCACGCCGCTCGCGCGCATCGCGGCGAGGAACGCTTCCTTGATGTCGGTTTCGTTCACCGTCGCCTCGTGAAGACAGCGTGCAATGCCTCATCGACCGAACGCACTACAACGCCCACGCCACCGCGATCCTCGACATGATCGAGGAAACGCCGCTGCGGCGTGGAGAGACGGCCAGAGCCGTCCTTGACTTCCCAGGCGTGAAAGATCGCGACCGTCCGCCCAACCATGTCGGGCGTGATCGTGACGGCCTCGATGCCGACGATATCGGCGGAGCCTTCGCATAGCCCCGCCTTGATCGGCCTCGCGCCCAGCACCACGCGCTCGCCGCCGCGCGCGCGATAGGTCTCGCCCGGCTTCAGCGCGAAGCTCTTGCCCGCCCACCCGACAGCGGTGTTGTTCCGCCAGACGGTGAGGCCCGCTGCGGATAACGCGATCAGCACGCGGTTCATGAGCGCGGTGCCGGTGCTCATCACTGCCCCGCAAGGTAGGCTTCGGCGAGCTTCCGAATGCGGCTGTCGTCGCTCGTCACCTCACCCGGGTTCGCCAGCGGATCTGTGATGCCGTGAGACTGGCTCGACTTCAGCCCTAGCATTTCGACGAGCACGGGATCGCTGCCGCCGTTGGTGTGCGCATAGATCGCGTCTACCTGTCGGCTTTGGCCGGGGCGGCGCAAGCGGCCGATGAGCTGCTTATGGACTTGTGGCGACCAGTCCAACTCGCCGATGACCGCAGTTCGGCACACGCGCTGCAATCCATCGAGCCCGGCTCCGGAGCGCAGAGAAATGACCATCACGCGCGCATCGCCTTCGATGAACGCGCCCTTCGCCTTGACCTTCTGCGCTGGCGATTCCGACCCGGTATACATCACCGGGTTGAGGTCTTTCAGAGCGTCGAGCCACACGTCGTAGACATCGCGATGCCAGCCAGCGACCAGCACTTTCTCGCCGGATTCCGCCAGCATGCGAACGAGCGCCGCAACGCCCTTCGCCTTCGCCATGCCGGTAGCGTGACGCGCCATCATGTCGAGTTCGCGCGCCGCTTGGCCGCGCTCCACGAAGGATCCGCTCAGCACTTTGACGGCGAGCGCCTTCGCTTCCTTCTCGACCGAGTCGATAGCGTCCTGATCGAAGTCGACATGGTGCATGAGCACGTTTTGAGGCGGCAGTTGCCGCTCCACATCGGCTTCGGTTCGGCGAAGCACGAGATTGACCTCGCGCAGATAGGTGCCGAGCGCGGCCGGGTCTTTCACGACCCAGTGCGAACCGCGCATCGTGCACCACTCGATGACGAACTCGTTCCACGAGCCAAGCGCGCTCGGTTCAAGGAAGTCCACGATGTTGAAGATTTCGGAGCCGTAATTGTAGATAGGCGTGGCTGTGAGCCCCATGCGAAGCTGCGCGCCCTCAACGAAGATGCCGGCGGCGGCACCTTTCACGGTCGAGCGACCGTTCCTCAATTCCTGCATCTCGTCGAAGATGACCGCCTTGAACAAGCCGGTGGCGGCAATGTCCGTCCAGCCCCCGATGTTGCTGTATTTGAAGATATAGATGTCCGCCGGCGGAAGCTCGTAGGGCTTCGTGCCCTTGATGATGTGGCATGTCAGATCGGTGAACTCGGAGATGTACTCGTCGCGCCACTGCTCGGCGAGATGTGACTGCACGACTATTGCCGCCGGGAATGCTCCCGCTTCGATAACAGCCGCGAGCGCGGAGACGGTCTTGCCCAGCCCCACCTCATCCATCAGCAAGAGGCGCCCGAGCCGCGCCGTGAGCGCCGCGGCCTGAGCCTGATAGGGGTATGGCGAGCATCCATCTTTGAACCGCCGAAGCGCGCCTGACGGCTTCCACCCATCGGCAAGAATGGCAGCGGTTGCGTCCGCTTCCTCTTTGGCGCGGCGGTTGCCCGTCTCGATCCGGCTCAGCGCTTCCTCTTCGAGAGCGAGAGGGTATCGTTGCATGAACCATTTCAGATCGGCGCAGACATTCGGTGCATCCTTCAGCTCAAAGTCGCGCGCCTGATAATGAGGAACGCGCGGGAACAGCGCTTTGAAGCGAAGCGAAACATGCGGCGGCAGACCCTTCACCTGCCATTTACCCGCGTCATAAGCCAACGATCCGAAGCTCACAGCCACGCCCTCCCCAGAGAAACAACGCGCATAGGCTTGCCGCCGATGTCCGAGGGTAAGCCCATCGACACTGCCGAAAGCAGGATGATGGAAGACACCTCATCATGAGCCGCGTAGCGCTTCAGCTGTCGCAGGATCGCGCGGGCGCTGCCCTTCACCTTCACCTCGATGCCAACGGCACCGGCCATGAAATCGATAATGTCGTAGCCGGACAGGCGCACCTCGCGCCGGAATTCGACGCCAGCGGCTTCAAGCCGTGTTGCAACGTCGGCTTGAAGAGCCTTCTCCCCCGCCACATTGAAGCGGGTTCTTTCAAGCAAGGCGGCGATATTCTCGGGCGTCATGCAGCGCTGCCGCCAGATTTGAGGGCGCGGATCATCTTTGCGAGGTTCGCAGCATGCGAGCTTGCGTTGAACCCGAGTGCTTTTCGGATCTCATCATCTGCTCCCCGATCAAGGATCTTCGCCGCTTTTTCGAGCGCTTCGTCTCTAACGCAGGAAGCTACCGCTTGGGCACCGGCCTCCTTCGCGCGAATTTGCACAGGGTCAAGGTCGCGATAATCATGAATAGCCACGTCGTAGCCATCTTCCCGCAATGATGCGCAAAGCGCTTCCCAATCAATCTGCCCAAGGGATTTTGGGGTTTCTTTGGTCATGCTGCTTCCCCTGTCTTCTTGCGCTCGCAGTCGTTGGCGTAGTTGCGGAGCACTTCGGCCGCCACGACCGGCCCGAACCAATCAACGAGCCGGGCCGATACGCCATCGAGCGTCCCGAAGGCCCAGCCTTCGTTTTTCGGCTTCGCGACTGGCGGCAACACAGAATCCATCGTGCGCCGGGCGCATTCGCGCATGTGCTGCGCTTCCGCCGCGTCGGCGAGGCTCATCAGGCCCAGCTTCGCGAGGTCGAAATAACTCGTCATCGAACGTACCGTGTTTCTGTTTTCTGTTGGCGCGCCCGGAAGACATGGTTCGCCCAACCGTATGGGTTCTTCATGCCCCTCGCCTTCCCGAGCGCGACCAATTCATCGAGGCTTTGAGCCTTCGCCTGCTCGCGCGCCCGTTCGACGCGAGCCGCCGAGCGGTCGATCTCCTGAAGCTCGCCTTCCAGCTCCTCGATGGTGCGACCCGTCGTCGGATATTCGTGCCCGCATCCGGGACACACAGGGCCAGGCTTGTGTACGCGGAAGCACATCGGGCACTGCCGCGTCGGCACGTTTTCTTCGGCGTCGTCGCCGGTCTTCCGCTGCTTCGCCGCCCGCCCTTCGAGAGTCCATATTCGGTCATCGTCCGGCAGCCCGTGTCCGCGTCCACCGAGTTCGCGCGGCAGGCTGTTGCCCGCGTGGTCGAGGACGATAGCTTCCTTCTTCCCGGGGAAAGTGCGCAGCGCGCGCCCAACCTGTTGGAGGTAGAGCGCCAGTGATTGCGTCGGACGTAGCAGGATTGCGCATTCGAGCGCCGGCAGGTCGAAGCCCTCGGAGACCAGATCGACCGAGCAAAGCACCTGAATGCGCCCCGCCTCGAAATCCGCGATCAGCTCGTCGCGGTTTGTCGATTCGCCATCAATGTGCGCAGCTCTGAACCCGGCCGCCTGAAACTGCTCCGCGACAGACATCGAATGCTTGATCGACACACAGAACACCATGGCGCGGCGGCCGTGCGCAAACCGCGCGTAATGGTCGACGGCATTGCCCGTTATGGCGGATGTGCCGATGCGCGCCTCAAGCGCTGCCTTATTGAAGTCGCCTGCCGTCTTCTTGACGCCCGTCAGGTCGACCGCGCCGCCGGGCGCGAACAGTCGGTACGGCGATAGGAAGCCATTCTCGATGAGCCACGCCGTGCTTGGCCCATGCACCATCGTCTCGAACCATCGTCCGAGGCCGGTGCCGTCAAGCCGCTCCGGTGTGGCCGAGAGGCCCACCACCTTCGAGCCTCTCTCGACGAAATGCTCAATGACCGCCGCCCATGTCGCCGCGCTCGCGTGATGCGCCTCGTCCGGCACATACAGGCTCGGAGCCGGATAGCGGTCGAGCCGCTTCGCGAGCGTCGGAATGCTTGCAATCTGGATTGGCTGACGTGGATCTGGCGTGAAGCCCGCCGCGATCACGCCGAACGGGATGCCGACCGTCTGAAACGTTCGCATCGTCTGCTTGATGAGTTCGCGACGGTGGCAGCCGAAGATGACGCGCTTTCTGCGCTTCGCCGCGCTACCCGCCATGTAGGCGGCGATTGCCGTCTTGCCGCCGCCGGTTGGCAGCTGCACGAGCACGGATTTCGTCTCGCGGAGGGCGTCACGCGTGTCCGTGATCAGGCTGGCTTGGTAGGGGCGAAGCACAAACGCCATTTTCTTATCCAAACTCCCTCTGCGCCTCGGCGATCATCTTGGCGTGGCAGGCACAATAGCGCTGACCTGGCGGCGTCGGCTCGCAGCAAAACGGCTGCCACTGGGGCGGCAGCTCCTGCAGCGCCACCAGACGTGCCTCACATAGTCCCGGTCGCATCAGGAACGCTGGTAGCCCGTTCGTTCCAGGCGCCGGAGGCCATTCTGTTGACTGAGTTTTAAACGTTGTCGCCCTAAGTTCTTTTCGCCGCAGCCAGCGTCTGGCGATATTTCTCGCCGCCGCTGCGATCGTTGCACTTAGTGCGTACGCACTGCGCGCAGGATTCAGACTGGTCATCGTTGTGCCCTTGGCAATAAAGTTATTTTTTGGTTGATTTTGCGTAAGCCGAACTCTGCGAGCGTGCCCTCCGAAATCTGCCCGTCAACAACAACTTATCAATCATATATCAGCCGTTGCTGCGCCTGTTCTTGGCGCAGCTGGCACAATCTACAATTGATCACATTTCATTGACGATCCGTTTCCATTTGCAACGGTAGTCGGTTGCAATTCATCACCTTGGGTGATGGTGTTGCCTGTATGGCAACACGTGACACATTCATGGTTCCAAGACAAGGCCTTTGTGATGGAAACGCGTGAAAGTTTTGGCATTTTCAGGCAACAGTTGACATCTACTGCCGCAGCAGAATAATCAGGCCGAGCTAGATGGGCGGAAATAGGAGTTTAGATAAATGACGAGCCGAATAGCACCGGCGTGGTTTGAGCGACGCCTTGAAGCGGTTGGCCTAAACCAGTCGGAACTAGCGCGACGGCTCGGCACGAACCGTTCCACGATTTCGCGCGTGTTTCAGGGAGGGCGCCCGCTAAGCCTTGCGATCGCGCGCGGACTCGCCAAAGAACTGAAAACGTCTCTTGTCGATATCGCTCGCCACGCTGACGGGCCGGATATGGATATGGTTCTGGCGGTGCACCTGTCGTCGACCACAGCAACGCTCGAAATTGTCGGTCGTGTGGACGCGAATTTTGCGGTGGAGATGTATCCACCTGGGGCGCCGAAGAAGTCTGTCACGCTCGAAATAAACGGACCTATCGACGCGCAGGCTCTCGAATACCAGACCGCTGGCACCGATGCCGAGATGTACGACGGGGCGGTGTGCGTAATAGGCCCCCGTCTAGATTCCAACCCGATCGAGATGGTGGGGCGTTACAACGCCGTGTGGCTGGCAGACGGACGTATTCTCCTGCGCTTTGTCGAGCGACTCGACAAGGACGGGTTCCGGCTGACGGCTGTCAGCTGCGAGCCGATCTCTGCGCAGGTCATTTCCTACTCTCGCGTAATCGCGGTTATGGGACGATAATTTTTTCTGTGTTGACATAAATCGCAAATGTTGCCAACGTGGCAACAGAAATAACACCAGAACATCAGCGATCACATGTCAACCAACGAACGCTCTACCTGGAGCCACGGTTTTTCTGCGTCCAACGTGTTGCCTGATGGGCAACAATATTCGGACGACGCCGAGTGGTTTCGCCCATCTACGGAGCGAGCTTGGCGCAAACTCCGCGAAGGCAACATCACAGCCACCCAGGCCGCTGCACTCTTCGGCGTATCGCCCTACCAGACGCCCTTCGACCTCTACCATCAGCTGGCCGGCACACTCCGCGTCGAGTTCGAAGGGAACGATCGCATGCGCTGGGGGAAACGCCTGCAGCTAGCCATCGCGCGCGGCATCTGCAAGGACAACGGCTGGAAGATTGTCGACGGGTATCGTTATCTCTACGCCCGCTCGAAGTCGCATCCGCGCTTCGGTTGCTCGCCCGATTACGTCATCTACGATCCAGCACATCACGAACTCGGCTTCGGTTGTCTCGAAATCAAGAACGTCGACTTCTTCGTCGCGAAGGACGATTGGAGCGCTGATGAAGCGCCGGCGCACATCGAGTTCCAGCTGCAGCATCAATGCGGCGTGACGGGGCTCAAATGGGGCGCGATCGGCGGCCTTGTCGGCGGTAATCAGTCGATCGTGCATCGGCGCGAGGCCGATGTCGAAGCCATCGCAGCCATCTTCAAGGCTGGCCAAGAGATGCTGGAGCGCGTCGCGCGCGGCGAGCCGCCGGCTCCGGACTACCTCAAGGACTATGAGACGCTGCGCGCGCTCTACCGCAATGCGGAACCGGGCAAGAGCATCAACCTCGACCAACCCGAGCCGGATGTGGACCGGGACAAGCTCACGACGTTGATCGAGGCGGCGCACGAGGCTGAGGCGGCTGCAAAGAAGGCGGACGACCTGGAGAAGGCCACCCGCGCCGAGCTTCTCGATTTCCTGAAGGACACCGAGACGGTCTTCGGAGCGGGCTGGAAGGTATCAGCCACCACGACGCATCGATCGGCGTCCGTCGTGAACTATCCCGCCACGACCTACCGCAACCTCCGCATCACCCAACCCAAGCCGAAGAAGGGCAAATCATGAGCACTGCACTCACCGTGCAGCGGCAAGCGCCGCTCAGCGTGTTTTCTGGGGACGACGCGTTTTCGAGCGCGCAGCGCATCTGCAAGGCGCTCGTCAGTTCGGACCTCGTGCCGGAGGCGTATAGGGGCGAAAATCGGCTAGGCAACGCGCTCATCGCACTCGATGTCGCAAACCGCATGGAAATCTCGCCGCTGATGGTGATGCAGAACCTGCACATCATCGAGGGGCGCCCTTCCTGGGCATCGAACTTCATCATCGCAGCGCTCAATGCCTGCGGAATATTCAGCCCTATCCGCTTCCGCGTGACTGACCTCGGCCCCCGCGAAGTTTCCTATGAAGTCTGGGATGGGCCGAAGGGCAACCGGACCAAAGTGAAGCGTACGGCGAAGATCCACGACAAGGAGTTCGTCGCCTACGCGATCGAAAAATCGACTGGCGAGGTGCTCGAAGGGCCGCCCGTCACGCTCGGCATGGCGGTGACGGAAGGCTGGTATTACCGCTCCGGCTCGAAGTGGCAGTCCATGCCCGACCTTATGGGCCGCTATCGAGCAGCCGCTTTCTTCGGTCGCCTCTACGCACCGCACATCCTGAATGGGCTACCGACCGCGGATGAGACCGCAGACATCGTCGCCACCGAGGTTGAGGCGAAACCGGCAGCCGCGTCCGGCGAGGCGACTCCGCTCGTGCCGGTCGAGGAGAAGCCCGCCGGTCGTGCCAAAGGCATGCACGCCGCTTTGAAAAACGCCGAGGCGGCCAAAGAGGCGAAAGCCCCTGCCCAGGAAAAGGGCGCGCCGGAAAAGAAACCCGCTCCAAAGCGCGAGGAAGCGCCGGCGTCCGCTGCTAAGGCGCAGTCCGACATCATTGATGCCGACTTCAGCGAAGACCCGTCCGGAGGTCTTGCGCACCACGATGACGTCTTCGACGCGCCGGGTGAAGACGGCAACTATTCCCCAGACTGAGGATGACAATGACACAGGCGACTGACCTGCTGACCACCTACGAACTTTCGAGCCGCCTTGGCGTCTCGCGCATGGCTCTCGCTCACTGGCGTGTCCGTGGGCGAGGCCCCCGCTTCATCAAGCGCTCGGGCCGCATCCTCTACCGCAAGGAGGATGTGATCGCCTTCGAGCAGGCCCGCGACCGTCTTCGCACGAGCACCCGTGATGATTGATATGGACATGGCCGCGTTCAAACTCTGGCTATCGGGTTGCGGGGCCGAACTGCTGCCTACTGCGAACGCGTGGGAGGTGATCAGAGTCCGCACATGCTACGGCGTTTTCGTTGCGCATCATACGCGGCGAGGTCGCCAACGCTGGCCGGACGGCCTCCTGACACTCGCGATGCAGTTCGCGCGCGGTGAAATACCGGAACTCACTGTCACCAAGCGCAACAGGCCGCCATCTCGGCTGCGGCTCCGCTACGCCGCGCTTGCTGCGCGCGACGGAGCCGAATGCTTCTTCTGCGGGCATCCCGTGCCAGCACCGGGCGTCTTCTGCGATCCCGATATGGCACCAACCATCGAACATCTCGTGCCGATCACGCACGGCGGCCCAAACCACATGTCGAACTGCGTGCTGGCGCACCGCGTCTGCAACGAGGCCGCAGGCACCTTATCGGCAATCGAGAAGATCAAGCTGCGCGAGAGCCTGCGCGGAGCTGCGGCATGATTGATTACGCTACACTTATCGCCGCCAAGAAAGCGACGTTTGAGCCGCGCGGACTTGCCCACGCGCCAGCACTCAACAGCCACCTCTTCCCATACCAGGCCGCTGCAACGGAATTCCTGCTACGCCAAGGATGTGGCGCCGCCTTCCTCGATACAGGTCTTGGCAAGTCACTCATCTCGCTCGACTGGGGCCGCGTTGTTGTCGAGCACTCGAATCGGCCTGTGCTCATGCTCGCGCCGCTTGCCGTGGCGCAGCAGCATGAGCGCGAGGCGGCGAAGTTCGGCATTGATGCCAGGTCGATCCGAGAGCCTTCTGAAGTGCGCGACGCGCGCGTCTACGTGACGAACTACGATCGGCTAGGCCGGTTTGACCCAAGTGCATTCTCTGGCGTCATCCTCGACGAGTCCAGCATCCTGAAGTCGTTCACGGGCGCAACCACGCGGGCTCTAATCCGATCTTTTGCTGCAACGCCGTTTCGGCTGGCCTGCACCGCGACACCCGCTCCGAATGATCACATGGAGATCGGCCAGCATTCGGCCTTTCTCGGCGTGATGGACGCGCCGGAGATGCTTAGCCGATGGTTCCTATCGGACCAGACCGAAATGGGCCGGTATCGCCTGAAGCGACCTGCGGTGAAATCCTTCTGGGAATGGGTTTCGAGTTGGGCGAGGTGCGCCTCAAAGCCGAGCGATCTTGGATTCACAAACGATGGCTTCGACATGCCGCGCCTCGATATTAAGCGGCATGTCGTCCGTGCGGATCTATCGCTCGAAAGCGGAGAGGATGATGGACAGTTCCGCTTGTTCCGGTCTCCGCAATCGTCCGCGACTTCGATCCACCGCGAAAAGCGCCTGACATGCGAGGCTCGCGCTGCTGCTGTTGCTGAGATCGTCGAAGCCGAGCCAGATGAAGCATGGGTGATCTGGGTTGAAACAAACGAGGAAGCCGACGCGATCTGCGCTCGGTTGCCGGGCGCAGTCGAGGTGCGCGGCTCAATGCCGTCGGACAAGAAGGAAGAGCGGATCGTCGGGTTTTCGACGGGACAAATCAAGTGGCTCGTTTCTAAGCCGTCCATTACCGGCTTCGGCCTGAACTGGCAGCATTGCGCGCGCACCGCCTTCATGAGCCTGAGCTACTCCTACGAGAGCTACTACCAGGCCATCCGCCGATTCTGGCGCTTCGGGCAATCGCGTCCGGTCGAAGCTCACATCGTGCTCGCGGAAACCGAGATGCGGCTTTGGGATGTCATCCAGCGCAAGGCCGATGACCACCAATCCATGAAAGCAGAGATGTGCGCCGCCATGGCGCGCGCGATGCGGACATCATCCGTGCTCGACGACTACCGGCCGACGCGAAACGTATCTCTCCCCGAATGGCTCAGGAGCGCCGCATGACCAGCGCGACAATACTCGATCAGGCAACCGGCCGCGACTGGACCGCGATCCATGGCGACAGCGTCGAAGCGCTGAGAGATATCCCGGATAACAGCATAGATTTCAGCGTGTATTCTCCGCCGTTCTCTTCGCTCTACATTTACAGCGAGAGCGAGCGCGATATGGGCAACGTGGATGGCGACGAAGCATTCCAGGCCGCTTACGCGCATATCGTCACCGAGAAGCTTCGTGTCACGAAGCCGGGGCGGCTGACTGCCATCCACGTGAAAGACCTAGTTTATTACTCGAATGCTTCCGATCGAGGCGACCGCGGCCTTCGAGATTTCACCGGCGATTGCATCCGCACCCACATAGATCTCGGATGGAGCTACCATTCCCGCATTACGATCTGGCGCTGTCCGGTGCGGGAGATGACGAAGGCAAAACCGGATGGCCTCTTATTCAAGAACTTCCGCCTCGACGCCGCGCGCGTGCGTGCTGGGCTGCCTGAATACCTCATCGTTTTCAGAAAGTGGGCGGAGGGGATGGAAGACGTTGCGCGTATCAATCACGACGGCGATCCGGAATATCCGCTCGATTGGTGGCAGCGAGCCGCATCCCCCGTCTGGAACTACGGCGACGATAATCTGCCAGAAACCGACGTGCTGAACGTCAAGGCCGCGCGCGACGGACAGGACGAGAAGCATCTCTGCCCAATGCCGCTCAACATCACTGAGCGCGCCATTCGGCTCTGGTCGAACCCCGGCGAAGTAATTTTGTCGCCGTTCATGGGGATAGGATCGGAAGGCGTGGTGGCACTGAAGACGCGACGGCGCTTCGTCGGCATCGAGCTGAAGGATAGCTACTTCAAACAAGCGTGTCGATATCTGCGAGATGCGCAAGACAACCAGCAGGCCGACCTCTTCGCGGAGGTCGCGTGATGGGCACCGTCAAAGATGGGCCGTCGTGGCCAGCCGCTGAATGCGTCGAGCAGGCTGTCGAGATGTGGCGAAGCGGACTGTCGGCTGGCGCTATAGCGAAAAAAATTGGAGTAAACCACGGCGCCATAGCGGGGATGTTGCATAGGCGCGGGCTCAAGCGCGGATCTTCCCGCCAGAGCAATGATGCGACTTTCTCGCGTCCGCGCGCAGCTGCGGCCTCGTTCCAGAAGCCGAAGGCCGCCAAGCCAGCGCAGAAATGGAACGCCCGCATCCCGCCATCAGCGAAGGCGACAGATGAAGCGGTGCCTGCACCGATCGTTGTCGACCTCCACATAGTCGGCATGCCGTTCGGACGCCTGCCGGTAAACGGCTGCCGTTATCCACTTGGTGGATTGTTTGACGCTGCAGACCTGTTCTGCGGGTGCGCTCAGACACCAGGCTCGCCCTACTGCGAGGTGCACAGCGCCGTTTGCTACCCGACCAAAGGGCGGGGCAAGCGATGAGCTTGGACCCGTCCGCGCTCCGCGTGCTCATCGCCTGCGAATGTAGTGGCGTCGTGCGCAACGCCTTTGCTATGCGCGGGTTTGATGCGTGGAGTTGCGATCTCGAACCTGCGGAGGATCGCAGCAACAAGCACATCGTTGGCGATGCGCGAGAAATACTCGGCTGGGGTTGGGATCTGCTGATCGTCTGCCACCCGCCGTGCACCCGGCTTGCGAACAGCGGCTCGCGCTGGCTGATTGAGCCGCCAACGAAGCTCGACCGTGAAAGCTATCCTGCGGCTGTCGTCGCAGCTTATGAAGGGTGGAGCCGGGATGATCGCCTCGCCTTCATGTGGGCTGAGCTGCGCAGCGGCGCGACGCTATTCTCCGATTTCTGGACGGCACCAATCCCACGCATCGCAGTCGAAAACCCTGTGATGCACAAGCACGCCAAAGAGCGGATCCGCGAATATCGCCCTTTCGCTCAATCGGTCCAGCCGTGGCAGTTTGGGAGCGACGAACTCGGTCCTGACAACGTGAAAAAGCGCACATGCCTTTGGCTGCGCGGCCTGCCGAAGCTCCGCCCGACGGGAACGCTCGATGGTCGATCGGCCCGCGCCGACATTCATAAGGCCAGCCCCGGACCGGATCGGAGGAAGCGACGCTCACGATTTTATCCCGGACTAGCCGCGGCGATGGCTGATCAATGGGGCGACTTTGCGCTCGCCCAGATGCGGATGGCCGCATGAAATCCCACCCGAAACCGCCTCAGCCAGACTACGAGCCGCACCGCTGGATCGAGCCGAGACCGTCGCAGTCGCCGAGCCTGAGCCGCCAGATAGCCGTGATCGACATCGCGTCGCGCTTCCTGATGAAGCGCGGCTTCTTGCTGTGGGGCCCTCCCGGTTCCGGCAAGACGTCAACCGTCAACATCCTCAGCGAAAAGATCGTGAAGGAGCATGACGGCATCGTTCTGTTGATCAGCGGCCCTGATACGGCGGCCGAGGTCTTCAGGCTCATTCGAAAGATCGAGCCGAAGCGCCGAATCGTGGGCGTCATGGAAGACTTCGATGCGCTTGTGCGCGATTACCGCGAAGGCCCCTTCCTGTCTCTCCTCGACGGCGAAGCGCAGGTCGACAACGTCGCATTCGTGGCTACGACGAATTACCCGGAACGTCTTGACCGCCGCTTCGTTGACCGCCCGTCGCGCTTCGACACCATCCGCTATGTCGGTATGCCAAGCGCGGACGCCCGCCGCGTCTATCTCAGCACGAAGGAGCCTAGCCTTGAAGGCGAAGAACTCGAGCGCTGGGTGAACGGCTCCGCCGGCTTCTCCGTTGCGCACCTCAAGGAAATGATCATCGCCGTGAAGTGCTTGGGGCAAACGCTCGAAGAAGTCGTGGGCCGCATCAAAGGCATGCAGGAGGACCGGCCGAACAGCGATGATGAGCCTGGGCGCAGCAATCGTATGGGCTTTGGCATGATCGGCGGCAGCCGCGTGGGGAGGGCGGCATGAACGAGTTCACCGAACGAATGACCCGCGAGCACGTCGACGCGGTTCACAAGGCGCAGTTTCTTCCATCTGACGCACGCGCCGAGTGGTTCGCGGACGTCTTTACTTACCTCGCGACCATAGTCGGCGTGTGCGCCCTCGTCGGGGCGCGAGGTGACAAGAAGACAATGTCGGAAGTGCTCGAAGCTCACTCCGCGTTGTGCTTCGAGGAGGCTACGCGGGTCAGGATCGCCGTAGAAAAAAAGGCGGGGAAGTCATGAGCGCTGTCAGGGATCGCGACAGCGCAGACGCATTCACCAGACTGACGACGCCATCACAGAAGCCCGGAAGGAGCTGACCGATGCAAATTGACATCGTTGCTGCATCCGCCATTGCAGCTTGCACAGCAGGCTACGCTGCGTGTGGCGCGCTCGTCGCATGGCTGCTTGGCATCCCGGCCGGGCACGTCGCTTGGTTCGCCTGCATCTTGGTATGGCCAGCGCTTATTCTCGCGGCCTTGGTCGCATTTTCCGGGATCGTGACCGTCTTGGCGATCCTGCGCGGAGTGCGCGTCGAGCCGCGCCCATGAGCGATGATAGACCACCTCCATTCCGCGAGACACCGCTCGGCCGCCACATTCAGGCGCTGCGGGCAAAGGCTCGCGAAGAAGAGCGCATGCGCCGCCCACCCGATCAATCTGGGCCGCTGAAAAAGCGGCCATGGCTTCGAACAGAACTCATCGAGCTAAGGAAGAGATGGGAGCGCGGCGACCCTACCAGTCAAATCGCCACGGACATGGGCCGAAGCCATGACGCCATTTCGCGCGCAGCTGAGCGTGAGGGTTATCGCAGGCCAAAAAACGTCAATCGTGCGATCAATCGGATTGTACGCTCGACGCGGTCTTAGCGTGCGCCTCGAGCCACTCCTCAAGGATGATGGCCGCCAACTGCCCGGGCTTGCGCTTGTCGGCGCGCGCAATGCGCACGAGTGCCTCCTTCGCTTGAGGCGTAAGCCGCACCGCAATCGTCTCTGATTTTTTGCCTTCTGCAATCATCCCGGCGATGTAAACGGTTGTGGCCATTGCTCGCATTGGTTACATTGCTAACGTTGTTTACCGTGTTTACAATGCTAACGTGAGCGTAGGTTGTGCATTTATGAGCAACGAGATTGCCGAGATCGCGCGCGAAATGGTCGAGCTGATTGCGCGCATGCAGTACCTGTCCCAGAGATTGAATGAGCTGGCCCGTCAGGCCGCCAAGGTTAAGGCGTAGCGGGACGCCTTATGGCCGCGCGGGCCTTACCGCCCGTCTCGCCCGCGCGGCCACCCTCCAGCGCCTTAGCGCAGAGGGAATCCACACGTTTCCTAACGCGGAATAACGCTACCGATGTGCACCCACAGGTGCACCCAGGCGTAAATTCAAATTGTTTCTGAGTTTTTTGGGGCGCCCAACCCCTTGATTTGAATGGTGAGCCCAGATGGATTC